ATGGATGATGGTAGTGATAGATCTCCATATATTAATGGTAGAATAAATACTACTAATTCAAAACAAGTCTTATTAAATTTAGGTGATGGTTATCCAGAAATTTCTAATGCAAAATTAATTCTCGGTATTAAAGCTGGTACTCAAACTATGAATATTTATTATACAAATAGATGATATGTTTGATGGAAGATACATTATTATTACAACTAATTCAATCCATTAGTATTGTTTATATTGCTATAGTATGTCTAATAACATACGGCATTATACAGACAATATCTAACATAACTAAATGCAAAGTTTCGAGAAAAGCTAAAAGTATTATTACTTTAATTGTTGGTATTCTTACTGCAATCCTTTATGTATTTAAACTAGATGCTTCACTTGAAACAGTATTGCTTTCGTTTCTTATTTCTACGTTTGGATATGATTTGATTCTTAAACCTATATTTAAACGTATTACTCAGCGTTTTGCTGATTCTAAAAATATATAATCGCGGACTAATGAAGTACTATTACTAATCGGTTTAGTGCTTCTTTTTGTCGTATAAGGGAAAATCATTGCTCGCTTATATCATCAACTAAACGTTTTATTGATGATTTAAATTTCCCAGTATGACACCTGTGATTTATACTAATTTGAATAAACTCTTGTTAATTAGAGATATTCAGGATATTGCTAAAACTTATATCAATGATGATAGAAGTTGTTGTTGGATTTGGAAGAACAAAATTGCTGACATATATCATATTGATGATATAATTTTTATGAATTACATTAGTGATTCCGACAGTTACGAGGGTATTGCTTTTCCAAAGATAATTAGCTGATATTAAAGCTCAAGACGATGAAGTGTCTTGGTAGAGATTCATCTAATTAGTTTTGGTCGCAGGTGTTATTTATATCAAGGCAATTTTAATTATTCCTAATCCGACTACTGGTTCCGCTGGTAGTCGGGTTTTTGTTTATAGCAACTTATTCAAACCCGCAAGTATGAATTATAAAACAAATTGTGTAATGAGTGGTATTTTTATTGCTATATTAAACTTGATTGGTGTTATCGTTTCATCTATAGGTGTTGTCTTCGTTAAAGAATGGATTGCTAAAAAACGTCGTAAGATTACAACTGATATTCTAGCATCTAAAGCTGAATGTTGGATGCAATTAGATAAAATAGCTTCTAATGTTAGGAATGCTCTAAATGCTAAAGGTGTTTATGTAGCATACTTTCATAATGGTGGTAAATTTTGTAATGGTATTAACATGGATAAATTTACTGTTATTGCAGAAGATTATGATATTAGTATAACAAATCCTTATAAGGTTCGTTATAATAATGTTCTTACATCTATAATGCCTTATACGATTCTACGTTTATATAGAGATAGCAAGTATGTATTTCGTATGAGCAATCTTACTAAATATCATTCTAGTATGTACGTTGGTGATCTTAAATCGAGAGATTGTAATACTGCTGTTAGTATTCTCATTAGAGATCTTAAAACTGATATGCCTATTGGATTTTTAAGTGCTGAATTTGAAAAAGACTTTGAACCTAATACTGATATGATGCAAATATTTTGGAAAAATCACAATCGTATTTCTCGCAATATGACTATGATTATAGATGCGACAGAAGACACTCATAAAAACTAATATACTATGACAGTTATTTACGTAAGAACTAGTTTACCTCCTAGGTGTGGTAGGGGTTCAAAAAATCTAAAGAACGTTATCCGAGTTACTAATAAATATGTTAATTGTGGCCCTTGGTATGGAGTTGTTCCTGTTAAAAATCGTTCTATTATAAAAGGTTCTAGACCAAATACTCCTATACTTGAACTTTCAACTAATCATATGAAATTTATTCCTCGTGGTGAAACTAAAGAGTTAGGTATTTCAACTAATAAAACTTGGCGAATTGTTTAATGTATTATTATGGCAACACTTAATCAACTAGGAAGTAAAATTTCTAATATATTAGGTAAGCCGGGTGATCATAGCATTCAAGAAAGAGCAAAGAGTGCATGTAAGTCGCTTTTTGCTACTTTTATTCGTCAAAGTATTGAACGTAATGGTGTAGATGAGGTTCTTAAAGTTAGCTTTAATGTTCCTTTAATCTGTATTCCGCTTACTGATTTAGAAAATACCTATGCTGGAATTGGTGCTAAAGATATGATTCTTACTACTGAGCATCGAGTTCCAACGCCTTTACGTATGCCTAATGATGCACCATTTCTTCATGTATATACACAGCATGATGATGGTAGTTTTATTACATATAAATACGCTAGTAATAGCATAGTTCCTCTCTTGACCACAGTCTATTCCCCTACTGGGGTTTGGGGAGTTTATCAAGTCGTTAATGGTAAACTTAAAATTATCATCAAAAATACTCTCAAAAACTTTGAGATTGATGCTAAAAATTATAAGTTTGTAACGATTGTGTTTGTAGCTGAAAATCCTGAAGATGTTATTACTATGTATATGGAAGATGATGGTCAAGATATTGAACTTCCACTTCCAGCAGATATGATAGAAAGAATAACATATGAGGTTCTAAGAACTGAATTTGGTATTAAGCCTACAGAACATGAAGTTAAGATTATTAGTGATAGTACTTATGCCCCTAATGATCCTAATGGAACTCAACGTTTAATCCATAATAAAGTAGAATAAACTATATGGAATCTATACACTATTACCACGACTATCAAGAGTATTGCTATAATACTATTGAGAAACTTAGTAAAGATTTGCATGATACTTATGTTAAACGTAATAATCTAGCTAATATTTGTTATGCTAATCTGAATCTACTTGAATCTAACAAGATAACTAAAGAGTTACTTGATAATATGATTCTAGGTAAGAAAGTAAAAGGAGTTAAACTTCTGAGAAAGCTTGATTGGAGTGACGAAGCTAAAGCAGTATCTCTTCGTATTACTTATAATCGATTCGTTTATCTTTGTACAGTTCGTATTCCTAAACTACTTGCTATTATTAGATATTATGATTGGATGTGTCGTATTCCTCATAGTATTTTTAATCAGATTCAACGAAGTCTTAATAAGAGTCTTATAGAAACTCTGATACGTGGGGGTAGTGTTTCACTTGGTACATATCTTGGTACTTATCAAGTACAACGTGCTGTTGCTAGAGAATCTGTTGATTGGGCTGCATCTTTTCGTCTTAGAGATGAAATGATTGCTGCGGGTATTGAAGTTCAGAGCTTTCTTAATCCTTATGGTAAGAATTGGAAAGTTAAATCTGATAATCCTTATTATTGGTTTTGTAAATGGATTCGTCATAGAATGGGTGTAGATGTTGTACCTAATCAAATATTTTATAAATATCATCCTACTCATTGTCATATTAATATTAATACTGATAGTAAGATTACTAAATATAAGACAATAGAGGAAGTTATTAAAGCTGATAATCTTGCATTTGACGCTAAACTTAAATATATTCGACAGCATGATCCTACTATTATGGATAGGTATCCTCATGCTAAGAGTAAACGTGAACGTACTAAAAACAATGAAGTAGATGAATACATTAGACCAAAATCTGATTAGCTCTAGTGTTGTTATTCATAGGATTATTGAAGATTATGATGTTCATTCTATGGATTTCATTACTCGTATTCCTACTTGGATATGTGAAGCTCTTGCTGATTTAAATATTCAGCAACATTATATTAACATAGGAGAAATTATTGATTTTGATGATTATCGTTGTGAACTTCCTAAAGGTTGTAAAAATGTTCGTTTAGTTACTATTGGTGGAAAACGTGCTGATTTTACTACTAATCCTGCTCCATTTGAGCATGATAGTGGAAACTATATACCACTTGCCGTTTCGTTTCCGATAGGCTGGAATCTAACAGAAAACGTTGTTTTTGACTTCATACGAGCCACTAGAGAGAGTTTATACACTTACTCGATTAATGGATCGTATTTGCATCTAAATGTCAGAAAAGGCACGTTGGGGCTGTTATACCATGGGTTGCCAATGACACTAGACGAAATACTTAAAATCAATGTTCCTCTTATACCTAATAATGATGTTCTTATTGATGCTTTAAAGAACTTCGTTATGATGCGTATTCTTCAACGTAATTACCGCCATCCAGTTATGAATCTAAAAGAAAGTAATCCTTACACTAATCCGGCATTAGCATACGATAATGCTAAAATAAAAGTTCGAAATGCTTGCAATAGGCTTACTAAAGATAAACGAGATGATTGCAGTAAATCTATATTGAACTTCTTCTTAAACATGAAAAATCGTTATGTGAATTAATTATGAATATAAATGATGGTTTATATCCTAATGCTAATCCCGGTGCAGTCAGAAATGGTGTTAAGTCATTTGCATTAAATATAATGTATAATGATGATGGTAATACTCTGATTAACGAGAATGGTTTTGAGGTTTATAAAAAAGACTTAGACGTCTACGGAACTTTAGTTGGTAAAATTGAAGTTCCGTTAGGCGTCATTTTGTTTTTTAAAGGTATTCCTGATAAAATAGTTTATATATATCAAACAACTAAAGATAAAGATGATATTAAAACTATTGTATTTCAAGGTAACTTTAATTTTACTATAGATCATCCTATTAGTGGTACATTCACATATATTGATGAAACTAATTTATTTATAACATTTACTGAAGGTGTATCTAGTGATAATGAAACTCGTATTCTATATGTTACTGAAGCTCAAAGTAAATATAAAGGATATATTGAAGATCCTATTATTGAAGATAATGTTACTACAATTACATTTAAAGAAGACTTTGAATATATTCTTAATCTCATTCCTGATATAGTATTTCCCACATTAGATGTTAATATTATTACTGGAGGTCTTAAAGCTGGAGGTTATCAATTCGCAACATCCATTAAATTACATGATGGAACATATAGTGATTATTCTCTATTATCTCCTGTATATTATGCTGCTCCTGATTATGGTGAGAACATTGCTATAAGTGATGTAACTAAAAAGGGATTTAGATTTAAATTTAGTAAAGCAGGTACTTACAAATTAGCTATAGTATATAAAAGTCCTACTACAGAAGAATGTTATGAAACTTTTGAAATTAATATTCCATCTGTTAATAGTACTTTTGATTTTACTACTATATCTAAGATGAAATCTATTTCTATAGATGATATAATTATAAGTAATACCGCTTATACTAAAGATGAAGCTCAAACATCTTTTGATGGTTATCTTCTTAGAGGTAATGTTGTTACTCCTGAATATAAAGATATTACTGATTTCTTCACAAGTATTGATGGTGAACTTCTTCTTCAAAAAATTAAAATTGATTTTGTTAAGTTTGCTGAATTTAGTGGTGTAAAAGATTTTGTTAATACTTCTATTACTCCTCATAGTGGAAGTGGTAAAGTTGGAGATTTCTTTAAATCTAAAGATATATCTAATAGTGGTTCTTTTAAGGAAGATGAAGTTTATTATTTCTTTATTACTTTTATAGATCATAAAGGTAAATATATAAATAGTTTTCCTATTAAAAATTCTCGTGGAACTTATGCTCATATAATCAATGCTTCTAAAACTAAAACTCTTGATTTGTATGGAGCTAAAGTTAATATGAATACTTTTGTTTCAGCTTTTAATACTAATATTAATATTACTAAATTTAAAAATAGTATTAAGAGTTATGCTATTTATTATGCTAAATCTACACCTGAGATTTCAAACTGGATTTCTCAATGTTTTACTATTCGTGATATAGGAACTAATGATGTAATTGGAGATAATTATGAAGATCCTTTTAGATCCGCAAGTCGTTTTAGGTTATATCCTATTGAATATCTTGTTACTAATACTGTGTTACCTTCATTCTATATTAAAGGTCTTAGGTATAATAAAGAAGCTAAAATATGCCTTAATAATTATGAAGGTGGTTCTGGTACTGAATGGGGAAATGATGCCATTCATCAAGCATGGAATGCAGGAGATAGAGCTAGATTAAATTTTCTTATTCAAGAAAATCTTCTTAATGGCAAGAATCTTAATACTCCTGATAAATCAATTAATGCTGGTGAATATCTAGGAGCTTTTGATAGACTTAGTAAATATACTAAGAAGACTGATATGCCTAAGACTAGTAAAGATTTTAATATGTTTACTGATTGGGGAGATCATATCAAAGGTCCTTGGGAATCTGGAGATCTTGTTCATTCTATTCTTGATACAGAAACTACAGATATTGCAAATAATGCTCCATATCCTACGATTCTTAATGCAGACTTTTATCCTATAAATAATAGTGCTATATCTAATGCTGGATGTGATAGTAGTTTCAAATTAATTAATGGTTCTACTATGCTTCAAGAAAATATCTTTGGCTTGGCCAAAGAAGGTACTGATAGTGAAGGTGGAACTAGTTTACCTAATGAGTCTCTTACGGATATTGTTTATAAACAAGCTGATGAAGAAATTGATGGTATTAAACGAGATATAAGAACTCAAACTAGAGTTATTTCTGTTATAACCAAAGATGATGATTCAGATAGTTATAGACAAGAATTAACTACTATTAAAGAGAAACTTATATACGCCAATGGTTATAATAATGCTGAATATTTAAAACAAAATTCAGAAGGCACTTGGGAAGTTATAACAGATGAAAAAGAAGCTACTATAGTTTTAAGTAGTGAAATTACTGTTAAAACTCTTACGGCTGAAGAATATAATTCTATTATTATTGAAGTATCTAATAAAGATGATTCTAATTGGATTCTTCTTTATAATGAGAATAAAAAATATTATAACTTTGATACGTTTACTGTATTCAATAGAGGTATTGTAGATTTAAATCGTTATTATGACGTTAATACAATTCCTGTACCTGATCTATTTAATTTATCTTTAGTTGCTGCATCTAGTATATATCCTATAGAAAATACTGATGAAATTATTCTTATTGGTGATACATTTCCCGCTTGTGTTACTCAACGTTGCACTTGTCCTTCAAATAAATTCAATAATGTTGGAGATGCTACTCATCATAATAATAATATCTATCATATTCATCGTATGATTATTACTTATTATATTAAAAGTAGAATGAATTTTCTTGCACTTCATAGTGGTAAAAATGTAAATAGTTCTATTATTAAATATAAAGGTACTACGGCTAATAATAATTTTTCTGGTAAAGCTAATAAATTTAATATCAATACTATTATCAATAAATTCACAAGTGGTCTTAGTGAGGAATATGCACCTCATACTATGGATATATATCCGACTACTTTTGATTATGATTCTATTATTGATTTAGGTTATAGAGATTATGTTATTGATAACTTTTGGCATACCGAAGATGGAAGTGCTTATGATGTTGAAATGAATTGGAAAGGTTTCAATGATATTACTCAATTTAAATCTACTGATAATCTAAAAGATACATTCGCTGCTAGAATTATTCGTTCTAATGTTAATAATATGGAATCGAATGATATTGGTTGGCGTAAATTTAAAGCTGATTCTTATAAAGATATTCCTATTACTAAAGGTTCTATTGTAAATCTTTTATCAGATGCTAAATCTCTTTATATTCAAATGGAGCATACTCTATTTGTAACATCTGTTAAAGATAGTCTTAATCAAGAAGAAGATGGGACTTATATTGGTACTAGTGATATTTTTGAAAGAACTCCTATTGAAATTATCTTTAATAATACCGGTAAGATCGGATGTAATAATAAGTTTTCTTCTATTATTACTCGATATGGTTATTTCGTTTGTGATAATTTTACAGGTACTATATATCATGTTAAAGGTGAATCAGATGTATCTGATATTTCATCTATAGGTCTTCAAGGTTGGTTTAAAGAATATATTAAAGAAAATGCTATTAATCCTCTAAATACTAATGGTAATTTCTTTATATTTGATGATTATAATAGTCGTATCATATTTGTTTCTAATAATCCAGATAATACTTATACGATTTCATATAATCTTAAGACTAATCTTTGGATTAGTTTTCATTCTTATAATCCTATTATTACTTGGTCTAATCGCTTAGGTACATTTGTTGTTGATACAAATAATACTAAGATTTATAAGATTAATGCACCTAATAAATGTATATATTTTGATAATAAGATAATGCCATCTATTGCTCAATTTATATATAATGAAGAGCCTCTTGTCAGTAAACTATTTAATCATATTGAATGGAATAGCGCACTTGTTCATAATTGGAATCATCTTACTGCTGATAAGATTAAATTCTTATATGATAAGACTATTGATTATTTAATGATTAATACTGATACTCAAAGTACTGGTATTCTTCCAATGATTCTAGATGAAACTTGGTATGATGATCATACTTTTAAGTACAAAGCTGGACGCTATTTATGGAATTTCATAGAAGACCATATAGATAACGATAGAGTATTTCAAATTCTTAACCCATCTAATATACCTTTTGAAATAAATAGGCTCTTAGGAATGAGATATGAGCCTAAAGCATGGTATGAATACAGCAAGGTTCAGAATCAGTTTGCATATATCACAATGGTGTACTTAAATCGTTTTATTGATACTACTACTAACGAAGATATTAATGAAACTGATGTCAATGCTATCATAGATAAGTATTCAAATAATATTGATATTACTAGTAAAGATTCTAATATCAAACAAGCTGAACTTAGATTATATGATATTAACGTTGTTGTTACTAAGAATACTAGATTATGAACTTAGAGGAACTCTGTAGACCCCAGTAGGGAAAGAGCTTGTGGAAGCGAGAGGAACTCTGTTAATATACTAACTATGCCTAAAAGTAAAACTAAAAATAATAGTAATGATAGAGAATATATAAATAAACGTCTTGCTCTTGCTAGAAAGTTCTATGATTACATAAATGCTTTTGAAGATGATTATGCAGAGAATAGAACTAAAAGATTAGTTCGTGAAAACAAGAACTCTTTTGATTTTATTATTCCTGATAGTGATTATCCTAATCATTTAGTTTCACGAGCATTACAAGCTATGTTTGAAACTGAATATGATGCAGCTTTATTTAATGCTAATGGAGATAGATATTATAATCCCGATGATGATAGTATTTTACTTACTAAAGATCAATATGGAAATTCTATTTCTCCAATGCGTATTAAAACGACTCCTTTGCATGATATAATTAGAGCTGCAAAGAAGGTTAAAGGTTCTAGTATTGATAAAGCTCTTGCTCTAGCATATACTGAATCTACATTTGGTATTAATCCTCATTTACGAGGTTTTCTAGGTCGTAAAGGTGAAACTTCTAAAGAAGATGTAACTAAAGCGATGAATGAAAATCTTAAAGCCTATAATGAAAGTAATACGTATAATCCTGCTCAATTATTAGGATTAGATCATATAGATCCTGATAATGTTACTAAAGTTAATACGTATTTATCTAAATTAGTTGGTAAAGACGCTAATGCTAAAGAGTTATTCGAATATGAAGATGATGGCTTTGGTGGTAAAAATATCAATCTAACTCGTAAAGGTGAAGAATACTTTGGTAAACGTCTTAATAATTGGTTAAGTGAAGGTAAACTACCTAATGCTTTAGTAAATGGTATGATTAATGCCGAGAACTATGTTGAATCTTATGATCCTACTGTTCAAGCTTTAAAGTATTTTCAAAAGAATCCTGTTAAATATAATAGTTCTGTATATAAAGCCGGAGATGCTGGTTCAGATATTAATAAAATGTCTGATGCTATGAAAAGCATTATTGGTCTTAGAAAACATAATCCTGAATTAGATATGTGGATAGAAAAAAATAAACGTTATGGTGGTACTATTAAATCTCTTAAGGGTAGACGTAGACGTTATGATCTAGGTGGAGCTAGAGATAATGTTAATAGTGTTACTGGAAGTAGCTGGGGTGCAGGTAAAGGTATTCAAGGAGCTGAAACTAAAAGCGGTTTAGCTAAAGGTTTAGGAATAGGTTCTACTGTAGGTGCTGCTGCTGGAAGTATAGTTCCTGGAGTTGGTACTGCTATAGGCGGAGTTATCGGAGGTATTATTGGGGGTATCTCTGGTCTAGTTAGTGGTATCTTTGGCGGACGAAGAAAGAAACGTAAAGCTAGAGAAGCTGCGATACGTGCTGATATTACTAGAAATTATGAGCTTGGTCAAGATGATATTCGTATAGATCAACAAGCTCTAAATGATTTTACAATTAACACAAATCCTATAGATATTTATGGAGATAATCCAATACCTACAGGTAATACTCAAACTGTTAGTAATCAATATAATATGATTGGTGCTCCTACTAAAGAAAATTATGAGTTTGCTTTTAGATGCGGAGGTAGACGTAAAAGATATGATGCTGGTGGAGCTATAAATCAAGTAGCTTCTAATGCAGCAATAGTTGAAGGCCCTCGTCATGAACAAGGAGGTGTTCCTTATGGGAATAATGCAGAAGTAGAAGGTGGTGAAGCAATACTTAATGGAAGTAATGCAGATTATATATTTAGTGATACTCTTAAGTTAGATAATAGAACTTTTGCAGATATTGCTAAACCTCTTATGTTACATAAAGGTTATCTTGAAGATAAACTTGCTAAAAGTTCTGTAATGCTAGGTGGTCTTTTACGACTTACAGATCGTAGTACTTATGCTATAGATCGTAACACTAATGCTCGTAATACTGAAAAGCAATCTGCTAGACACAATAGACTTCTTGCTGAAATTAATGGAGTTCAAGCCGAACTGAATAATCTTTATAATCAACAAGAAGCTATGAAGGCTGAATCTGGTGATGTTGCAGAGCCTAAACAAGAATTTGCTCTTGGAGGCTCTATATTTGCTTGTGGAGGTAGACGTAAATATCCTAATGGAGGTTTAGCTATTCCACCTTTACAATTTGTAGCACCTACTCCTCAATTTGCTGAAATGGATATTCAAACTGTATCTCCTATTACATCTACTGTAAACACAGGAGCTATAAGTGGTGCTACAATGGGAGCTAATATAATTGCTAATTTTATGGCTCAAGATGCTATGAATAAACGTCAAGCTGTTGTATCCGGATTACCTCCTCATATTAAAGATGCTGTGCTTAGTGAAGTTGGTATGAGATGTGGTGGAAGAGTTAAGAAAGCTGATGGAGGTTCTGTTCAAGTATCTCCTTTTAGTGATTTGAATATTCAAGTTAATAATCCAACTAAACAGATGATTAATCCTAATCCTTATCTTATGACTCCTATGATGCTTAGAAGATGTGGAGGTAAAACTAAACGTTATGATTTAGGTGGATTTATTTCAGATGAAAGTGGTAATCTAATAGGTGCTGCTGGTAATCTTATAGGTAGTCTTATGCAAGGTCGTAGTAAACGTAAACTTGCTAAGAGCATTTCTGATATGCCAATTCCTAAAAGAGAATATCTTGATAATGTAAATCTTGAATGGAATATAAATACTGATGCTGCTAGAAGAGAAGTTATTGATCAAATTTCTGCTATTGAAGATTTTGTTAAATCTAATTCATCTAGTGCTCCTGTAGCAAGACAAGCTATGCTTAGAGCTAGAAGTAAAGGTGCTAGTGCTTTAGGTAAACTAAAACAAGATAAGTTAATGCAAGAACTTAATATTAGAAATCAAGCTCGTCAAATGAATGCTGAAATTGCTGCTAAGAACAAACAGATTAAATACGAGAATGAAGTTGATGCTTTTGAGAAAGCTAATCTTGCTGCTTCTTTATTAGCTGAAGGCAATACAGGTATAAGAGATGCTCTTGTAGGTTTAACAGGAGATATTCAAAAAATGCTTAATGATCATACTCTTCTCAATGATAAGCGTAATTCTAATATATTACATCTATTATCTAATGATAAATCTATAGGCTTCTTAAAGAATTTATCTGATAAACAAATATCAAGACTCTTTGGTAAAGATGCTGTAGCTCTTAAAGGTAAAAGATGTGGTGGTAAAGTTAAGAAAAGATATGGTGGTAAAAGATGTGCTTAATTAACTACTGTTATAACTCCGGATTAACGTCCGGAGTTTTGTTGTATATATAAATTTAATTCTTATGACAATCATAAATAGTATTGAAAATATAGTTGTTAAGTCGGGTAAAGACTTTAAACGTAATGAAATGCAAGATATGTTTACTCCTCGTGCTAGAATGATGGATCAAAATCTTGCTGTTATGTCTTCTTTGCAAGAACGTGCTATTCGAAATGAAAATGCTTATAATGAAATGGCAATTAAGATGTCTGAATATAATGCAATTCAAGGTAAAGATGAAGAAGCTCTTGCAGGTAAAATAGATGAAACTCAAAGTGTTATTAAAGAGAAAGTTGATGAAGATGGAGGTTGGTTCTTTGCAGATACTGCTGTTTCAGATGGTGCTCGTAGATTTTTAACTGATGAAGGAGTTAAAACTATTCTTGGTAATAAAGCTCAATTTGATGCTATGATGCAAGCTAATGAACAATCTGATGCACCTGAAGAATATAAAGCCGCAAATAGAGCTATGATTCTTGAAAGATTCAATGAAGCAGGAGGTAGTCTAGGAGGTAATGGTAAACAATCCATTAGTGCTTTTGGTACAGCTCTAGGTAAGGGGCATGATCGTTCTGTTTATCAAAAAGAGCTTCTTGAGATGATGAAATCGTGGAAAGCAGATAAGCGATCTGTATTTAATGCTCAATTTATTAATGATGTAACTGAATTGATGAATGATGCTAATACAGATCCTAAAGTTCAAGCTGTTGCTCAAAAGATTATTGCTGGTAGAGGTGGTAATTTATCGGGGGTTCTAACTCGTGATACTACAATTGAATCTGTAAGCGAAGATGAAATCCGTGAAGTATTTAGTGCAGTTCTTGCTAGTAAACCTGAATTTAGAACAGCTATGGCTAAAGAAGCTGAAATAAATAAATGGCTTAATAATAAACAAGGTGGCACTAATGCTCAATTAGTTTCCGATATGATTAAACAACAAATTGCTACTGATCCTCGAATGCAACAAGTAATGTTAATGAACTCTAGTTTTGCTAATTTAACTTCTTCTCAAAAACAAATTGCTATGAGTGATCCTCTAGTAATGCAACGATATTTAGAAGAGGGTACAATGCGCTCTATGCCGGAGTTAATGCAAAAAGAAGGTGAAACTGATGCAGATTATCAAGAACGAATGGGATTAGCTTATAATAATGCTTATACTCAAAATAGTATTAGTGCATTGTTGAATATGGCTAAAATAGGAGCTTATACAGCTATTGAAAGTAAGACTAATACTAAATGGTTCGACAATCTATTACTTGATTCTCTTAAAGCTAAAAGAGAACAACTAGAGAAGATTAAAGGACAAATGACAGAAGCTATTGGATTTACTAGAGCAAATCTTCCAGCTAATACAATGATGTCTGTAGTAGATGCAAATATTAAAACTGCAACTGATGCTTTAAATAATGCTAAAGCTACTATGGCTAAATATGCAAATGCTACTGATCCTACTAGTATAAATCTTTATCAACAAGCCGAGAAATCTGCTATTGATGCAGAAAATATTATTAAGCAAAATAATGCTATGCTTAATTCTATTTATAGTCAATTTGATTTAACAAATGCGGATGATGTTAAAAGTATAAATGCTACAGTAAATGATCTTCTTGATGTTAAAGGTTCTTTATCGGATGATGTAAATAAAAATAAAGCTAAAAATATAATTGCTAAAGCTGAAACTATATCTGATAAAATAGATATTATAACTGATATTCTTTATGATAGTTATATAGAAAATGGTAATAACTTATTTATCGGATTTGATTTAGTTTCTTCTACAGCTAAAAGTGGTTATGGTAAAAATCCTAATGATCCTAAAGATGAAATCCGTAATATAGTTAGACAAAGATTTTTAACTACTGCTAAAAATAAAGGTTATGAATTGCAAACAACACCTATTACTTTATTTACTCCTATAAGTAATAATAAGGCTGCATTTAGTGATGCTCTTGATGGTATAGGTAGACTACTAATGGATAATATTGGTGTTTGGAATTTTGCTACAGCATCTTTAGGAGATGATCCTACTAAAGCTAAGTTCTTAGAAAAAGTTATAGGTATGCCTTTAACTTCTAGTGAAGATTTTGCTGATATATTTAGTTCTCGTAAAAGTGGTTCAGGTAATAATGCAGCTTATCAAATATCATCTAAGAATCTATCTATTGGCTCTGATGCTACTGGAAGACTATATCTTAAAGTTACTATTCCTGCACAAGGCGAAAACCAAGTACAAAAAGAAGCTATTCTTTATACTGACGATGATGGTGCAAATATGGCTCTTAGAGATGCCATGAGAAAAGGTGCTCAATGTTCTTATAATCAAGCTATGACTAACCCTTATGATACTTATCAAAGACAAACTGCTAATGAAATTATGGCATTTAGTGGAAATATTGAAGGTCTTGGCGCTGATTTAGCTGTAATTACTGATCCTAATGCACGTGATTTAAATAGATTTAATATCATTAATAATCAACGTGTAGGAAATATTTCTCAAGCAATTGAAACTATTATTGCAGATAAACGCATTCATAATGTTGGAAATTATTATCCTATAACATCTAGTAGTTTTAAATATAATATAACTAAAACTCCTACTGGCGTTTATAAAGTTAATATTCAACAATATAACCCTTCTATTAACAGATATGTTGACGTTGAATATAATAAAGATAATCTTAATTTCGCTTTTGAAAATGATGATGCTTTACGCAGAAATCTTCCAGCATTAGTATATAAACTTAATCATGCTAATGAACTTAAAGATAATTTTGTTCCTACTCAGTATCTTACTCCTGAACAGAAAGCTGCGTATAATGTAAACTTTTGGTCTAATGATGTATTAATGTTAAATAGATAATATGCCAAACGATAAAACATATCAGATGATGCCTTTATTTGGTGAAGATGGTAGAATTCATTATACAGATGAAACTAAATCTGCATTTGATCAAATCGGTTCTCAATCTCCGGATAATCGAATGAGTAATAAAGAATTTCTAAATCTTACTAAAAGGCATAATGGAAATATAGGTATTACTCCTAGTAATTACCGTAACTATGTTGAAAGTAGAGCAAGAAATCAATCTACTTGGGATAGAATTGGTAATGCTCTTGTTCAAACTGTAGGAGAAATAGTTGGAGGTACAATTGAAAGTGCAGGTTCTATACTTGCACTTCCATCTAAATTATTTGGAAATGATGAAGCTTATACTCGTAATTTTTTAGAACAGATAGGTAATTCTATTAATGAAGGAACTAGAGAAGCATTTCCTATTTATATGACTCAACAAGCTCAACAAGGCAGTTTATTTGATCGTATGAAAGGTGGTGGATATTGGGCTTCTATGGTTCCATCTGTTCTAGGTAGTGCTGTTAGTATAATGTTACCTGCACGTGGAGCTTCTTTGTTATTAGGTAAAGCCTTTAGAAATGCTGTTAATCTTGGAAGTAAATCTAAATATGCTAAAGATTTATTTAAATTAGGTACAGAACTTCAAAAAGGTAAAGCTATTGCTAGAGCTAATAAATTAGCTGATATTTATGGTTCTGCCGTTATAGGTCGTATTCTAGATTCTTCTCGTGAAGCTTATGGTGTTTATGAAGAAGAACGTCAATGGTTTCTTGATAATTATAAGAACTATACAGAATATGATGAAAACGGTAATCCTATTCTTAAAATTCGAGGAGTTGAAGAAGTTCCTTTAACTAATGAAACTATAGAACGTTTAGCTGATCAATATGCTGATGCTACTGCTTCAAGAGGATATTGGAGATCTATGTCTAATATAGCTTATGATATAGTTGAATGGATGAATATATTAGGCACAGCTAAAACTCTTAGTAATGCAACTAGAGCTAATATACGTAAAGCTATGGCAACTGGTGATAAATTTGCTATAGTTCGTACATTAAACGCTATGCCTCAAAATGAACGTAATCAACTTCTTAAAAGTATTGGTGGATTTGCTGCTGGTTCTTTAGCTGAAATGGCTGATGAAATGACAATGAGTATTTCTATGAAAGAAAGTGCTCATTCAGCTCGTAGAGATTTTGGATTACTTTCTGATACAGATGCTCTTGCTGATTTTAGTCAACGTGTTGGAAGCTATCTTAGTGATGCTGATATTTGGACAGAAGGTATTGGAGGTCTTCTCGGTGGAGCTGGAATGCAAGCTGTTATGCCTTACATTGAAAGTAAATTAAATAAAAAAGGTATTGAAAGAGATCAAATGTATGTAAAAGGTCTTGAAACAGCTGTTGAATCTATGCGTTCTGGACTTGATGATATAGTTGAAGCTTTAGCTAATGGTGATATAGTCGGTGCTAAACTTAAAGAACAAGAAGCTATTCTTAATCAAGTTGCAGCTAATCAATTGGATGGTTCTCTTGAATTATATAAAGAGATGCTTAGAAACATGAGTGCTTCTCTTAAAGAAATTCAAACTCTTAAAGATAAACGTGATAGAAACGAAAGTCTTACTGCTGAAGAACAAATAGCTCTTGATAAAGGAGAACCTCTTTTAGCAAATGCAGATTACTTTGAACAAACTCTTAATAAAATAGAAGCTGTTGAAGGTATATACAGAGATCATTTTGACTCTATTGAAGGTTCTAATAATAAAACTGAATACGAATATCATAGACGTCTTGCTAATCTTGAAGCTCAAAAGAAACTCAATGAACTTGAAATAGCTAACATTACTGCAAATCCTGATGAGTATGCTAAACGTGAAGCTGAATCTAAAGAATATCTTAATAACTATGTTGATAATAAGTATTCTAATGAAACAGAAAGAACTAATAAGAAAGCTGCTCTTAGTGAATATGCTAGACAATCTGCTATATTAGAATCTACTAAAGAAGCTATTAGAATTTATGATAATATAATATCTAATCTTAAAACTAAAATTGATGAGATTGAAAAATCTATCGCTAATGCTTCTAAAGATGCAACGCCAGAACAATTATTAGGTCTTAAAATTGCTCTTAAAGGTACTAATAGTAAACTTGAAAATAATAACAAAATATTAAAGCAACTTCAAGCTACTAGAGATGAAGCAGCTAAAGCTATAGAAAAATTAGATATTAATTTGGATGATAAAGATGCAGCTAAACAAGCTAGAACTATGTTGGCTAATCTTACTAATCCTAAAGAAGCTAAAGAATTCTTTGATCGACGTAATACAGCTATTAATGCAGAACTTGATTATTATCTTAATGGTGATGGATATAATAACATTAAAGATGAAATTAAGTTGTATGAAGATGAAATTAAAGCTGCTAACAATAAAGATTTAATGGATGAACTTGGTACTTATAAGTCATCTGAATCTTTACAAAAAGATGAAGCTAAATTCTCTAATACTGATGAACGTCTTGCTGCATATAAAGCTAGATTAGCTAGATTGCAAAAACAAGAAGCTGATAATAAAGCTGCAATTGATCGTCAAACAGCTGCGATTAACGCTGAAAAAGAACGTCAACTTAAACTAGATAAAGAGCTTGCTGATCTTAAAAAAGATGAAACAGATACTAAAACTAAAGTAGGTGCTGGAACATTTGGTAAATCATATACAGATTTTAAAGGTATTGATAGTTTATCTAAAGAGGCATCTGACGTTTATAATAATATAATATCAGAATCTCAAGTATTAAATACTCCTATAAGTACTATTATAAATAATAGACTTAAAGCTAAAAATTTATCTTCTAAAGACGCAATGATTCTTAATGAAATTAAAGAATTTAATGCTAATACTGAAAGAGCTTTAGATAATTCTTTTGATACTATGACTATAACAGATCTTAGATGGATTGTTATTAGGCTTGCTGCTAAATATTCTCTATTTGATAATATATTTATGGCTCATAGATTCAAATGGAATGATGCTATTACTGGACAAGAAATTGAGTATGTACCTAATAAAACTGGAGGTGATGTTAGTGCTGAACTTAATGATTATCTTCAACATTTAAGTCGTTATACAGCTCAAGTTCTTAAAGCTAGTGGTAAACCTTTACCTTCATTCTTAGCTGATGAGCATTTTGGTCTTGAAGAAACAACTAAATCTGATATTAATAAACTTACTAATAAAATTATTCAAGAAGCTAAAGCAATTCAAACTAAATTTGATTTAATCAATGATACTATAGAAGATAATCTTGGTCGTAAGAATCCTAAATATGCTCTCTATGTTTCTATAGGTGGAGTTGAATATAGAGTTCTTGATACTCCAAATCCACGTAAGGATGCTGGTATTAGGCTTGAAGGATTTGAAAGTCAAATTAATCGTTATGTGCTTACTCCTGCTAATATGAGCAATCCTAATGATGATTATATTCTTATTGCAAAGCATACAGAAAGTTCCTCTCGCGACCAGTCCTTGTCCCCTACTGGGGGCTACGAAGCTCAACAGAGTTCTACTGATGATACTGTTGGCGCATCTCCCATAGCTTTATCATATCTTTTGGAAAATGGTGTTGGTACAATAGAATCCACAGGTTATTTTTTGCATGGTGTTGCTGCTGCATTTACAGCTATTAGTAGTGAAATTGAAAATATTAGAAATAAATATTTAAACGCTATTGATCCTAATCCTGCAAATTTCTCAAAAGATTCAACAGGTGCCAGAAAAGAAATCATGAATGCAATAGAACGTGTTTATGGTTCTAAAGGTATAGATTTATATATGAAATTAGAAGCTAATTCTACTGGATTCATTCCTTCTGAAGGTAGGTCTGTTGAAAGAGAGATAGATGATTTAAATTCTAAATTAGATTCTAATAGTATAAATTCTGCTCCTAGAACTGAAGTTACAGAGACTGTTTCTAGTGCTAATGGTATTACTACTGAATTTCAAAGTGATGCCATTACTGAAAATCAAAATGATACACCTATTGAATTTGTAAAAGCCGCAAATCAGCCTATTATAGACTTTAAAATTGAAGGAGTGGATTTAGAATCCATTAATGAATTTTTAGTGTCTCTATTGAGCCAAAATGAGGCAAATTCAGCCTTATTTGATTCGAATATGCTGAATGCTTTATTATTAGTTCCGAAGCTATTAAAACATACTAAAGGTAGTACTAAATATGATAGTGATGCTTTCATTAAAAATCTAATGAATAAATATTTTACTGATGGTAAACTTAATAAACAAGAAAAGTTAATTGTAGATGCGGCTATTAAATTATCTAATGCAGTATATATAAACATCGATGGTAATAATAATACAATTAGATTAAATGATGGTAGTTCAGCTAAAATAGCAGTTTATGCTTTAAATGAATTAAAAAGTCTTTATAGTAAAGATTCTGATTGGGAATTAGATATGAATTCAATTAATACTGCTCTTAATGCTTCTTTTGAATCAGATTTTATATCTAAAATGGCTCAGATTCTTACTAGTGATTCTAGTTTAAATTCAGATGCTATTGCTATAAGACTTGATGAAACTCTTCATAATAAATATGCTCTAATTTCTCAAGATTTAGGAGGTATCTTTATTGATAACTTTAATCTCTTTGGTTCTCTTGTTGCTTTTATTAGTGATAGAAGTGGATTTAGAACTACTAAGATTAATTATTATGATCTCGTTAATGGTATGCGTGAATATCGAGGTGATAATTATAAAAATCTTATTCCTGAGATTATGTCTATTATAAATGTTACTAATTTCCTTAAAACTGAATTTAGTAATAGACGCGATTATTATAATGCTAAATTTAGAGAAACTAAAGATAATCTTTATAAAGAACTTTATAATAATTATAGTTTCTTTTATGATCTTATAGATACTGAAGCTACCGGAGGTTTACCTCTTAATGAATCTCAAGTAATTGATTTTATTAATCGTACTCCTGAGATTATTAGTAAAACTTATCATGAAGGTCTTGATATTACTTTTGATCCTAATGGTGCTCCAAAAGATATTTTAAATAATACTATTACTTCTGATTTAGGTATTTATGAAATACTTTCAGATATTAGTAAAGGTGATGAAGTTTCTGTAGTAAGAACAAATCTTGAAGAAAATCCGAATAAAGCTACATATGATATAGTTATTAATCGAAATGGTAAAGAATATAAATTAGGTTCTATTCCTAAACTAGAAACTATTATAGAAGGTATAGCTTATACTGTTGAAGGTGCAAATGGTCAATATTATCCACGTAAATTTGCATTTACCGATGAAATGGCTAATATATTTGCTGAATATCAAAGAGAGATCTTTAGGTTTATGTTTCATTATGATAGAGCTTTTAAACCTCGTAATAATATATCTGCTAAAGATAGAGAAGATTCTGAACGTAATATGGAGATTATCTTTGATCTATTCAGAAAAGATAGATTTAAACCTTTGATGAATGCTTTTAAAGAGCTTATATATTCTAATCTTACTTCTAAGCAAATTAAAAATATTCTTGATAGTGAAACTCTTACTAGCATAGTTGATTCAGAATATGAAGGTTCTACTGATGGTGAAATAGATATTAATAATGTTGCTCTTTCATTTAATCAAGTATATCAAATATGCCTTGATTTATTTCCTGCATTTAGAATTACTAATTCAAATATGCAAAGTATTATAAATGCTAATGGAATTAAGAAACATTTTAATGATTCTATCAATCGTCACGAAATGATCTTTAAAAATAATCAAGCCATACGTAATGATATTCGTATGACTGGTTCTAATATTTTTAGAATAAGTCATATTAGTTCTGGTAGAGTCTTGATTAATGATGAAGCTCGTACAGAAGATAAAGAAGCTAAACAAGGATTACCTGTTATGCATCATCGTAATTCTTTAATTGAATCAATTAAACCTACTAAAGATGTTGTTGATTCTAAAGGTAAACCTAGAGTTCAAATTGTTTATATTGATGAAACAGGTATTGCTAGAGATCCTAAAACTGGAGGTATTATTCAAAATATAAATAAATTTTCTAGTAATCACATTGGTGATATATTTATTGGTAATAGACAAGGAATATCTGTTGTTATTCCTCAAACAGATGAGATTAACACTTTATTTCCTACAAATCCTAATACTATAATGGGATCTATTACTGATGAAACTGAAGAAGCTCGTATTAATAAATTAAATAAATATAATAAATATATTAGTGATGCTATTAAAGAAATTCTTGCTCTAAATAGTGGTAATATAACTGAAGCTAGACTTGAAATTTCTAATAGACTTCAAAATATTATTATATGTAGTGAAAAAAGTTCAGCTACACAAGACGATATTTATTTTCAATCAGGTAATACTGCTGATGGAAGTAAACGTTTTGTTATGATGAAAGCTGTACTTGGTGAAGGTAAAGGCAAAATTGCTTATCATAAATTTATTCAAACTTCTATTGATGGACGTGAAGCAATTATTCATTATACTTCTGGAAATAAACTTGATGTTTCTAACTATAATGGAGCTTTAAATCATCCTAGTTATCCGCATACTATATATTATCTTGATACTCCGGCTGATGTTCAAAAGTTTAATAATAAGCTTAATAGTATAATTCCAAATATGGTTCGTCAATTTGGTCTTAAAGATGGAGCTGCTGTATCTAAAGATTCTAATGATAGTTCATATACTACAGGGTATACAGATCTAATTACTGGAGATCAATATGAAGATATATATGAATATTATATGGCAACTAATGCTATATATTCTGATGTAGCGTATATTAAAAATAAATACGGGGATGTTGTAAGCAATGTATCTATTTCTGGTAATTCACCTATTAAATTTTCTATTGCTACTAAAGCGTTTGATAATAATTCAGAAGTTACTCAACGTTTCTATGATCCTGTTGAATTACTTAAAACTGTTCAAGATAATGAACGTTATAAAGAGGATTGGAGTAGTATTGCAGAACTTTCTAATATTCTTGAATATGAAGCTGGTATAAATCCTGTATATGTTAAGCATACTGTTAGTAGAACTCAAGTATTTGAAAAAGGTGAGGGTTCTGCTCAACCTGTTAAAACTTCTACTGATATTGATGGTTTTTATCGTAATCAATTTAGAATTGATGTTAATTATAATTGGGAACTAGCAAATGAAGAAGCACATAAAGGTTATTTAACTCGTACTCTAACGCATGAGATGATTCATACTTATATTATGAAGTTCTTTAATAGTACTATGCGAGATATTAATAATCCTAAAAAACTTGCTCAACGTGAAGCTCTTATTGATTATAATAATAAAGAATGGCAAGCATGGTTTGAAGACTTTACTAAAGCTATTGCAAATACTCGTCAAGAACTTGCTGGTAAAACAGATTTAAATGATAGAGAAAAGTTTTTAAAAGATATGCTTCGAGATGGAGGTATTGTTAATAAATTAATTCAAGTTATAATTAATGAATTTACTAGCATTAATGAATCTATTTCTCGTAAGCTAGAAGCTAGAAAAAATGGAGCTAAAGTTGTAATTAATGGACAAGATGCTATATCTGAAATTATTACTTATGCTTTAACTGATCCTCGTATCTTTAGACTTCTTAATGAACTTAAATCTACTACTGATAGAATTGAAGGTTCTGAAGATATTGAAACTCCTACATTTTGGGATAAGTTTAAAAAGGTATTACTTAATATATTTCAAAAGATATTTGGAGTTATTGATACTAAAGTTAAAGCAGATTCATTAATGGAACGTCTTAATGATACTATTAATAGAATTTATAATAAAGACTTTAGAGATATGGATCCTAATGTTACAATTAGTAGCATTCAGTGGAGCTTAGAAGCCCCCGGTAGAGAAGGAGATGTGGTAGAGAGAGGAACGTCTGCTGAAACTACAGTTGAATCTCCTATTCTTATTGAAACTGAAACTAAAGTTCAAACTGAAGAATCTATTGATACTACAATTGAAGAAGATGAAAATATTGATTGGGATGATGATTATGTTGATATTGAAGGTGATCTTAAATTATCTATGTCTTTATCTGATTCTTCATCTATTGCAACTAATATTTCAAAATATTTAAATGATTCGGTTGCTAGTCTAAATAAAAATACTAACTTTGATGAAACTAATAAACGTATTTGTTAAACGTATAAAACTGATATTATGGGTTTAGATTGTAATGTTATCCCACAAATTAAAGTCGGTGATGAATATGTTGATAGCAAATGTTTTAAAGATCTTTGGGATAGGGCTAAAAAGCTCTATCCTTTTGATGCTTCTAAAGCACGTGCTGTTGCTAGAGCTGACTATGAAACTCTTAAATCTACTGCATTCACATCCGAGAATGGAGATTGGATTCTCTTACGTGCAATACAGAATAGCAAACTGACAGACGCTCAATTTGCCACTTTTCAAAGCATTTACGGCAATAATATAGATAGGTTGATCAAAAGTATTACCGTGTCATTAAACGAGCAAGGAGAGCCAGAAATAAGCCAATTATGGAACACGAATATTGCTAAGAAGTCTGAAATTCTATATGAAGATGATTATCCTTTTATTGCTGATAGTGAGCAGATGTATTTGAATCGTATTTTTGCTGCTATTGCATTTAGAAGTGAATCTGAATTTAAGAATCTTAATTATAAAGATTTCAAAAATGGTATTAAAATTCGAGATATAATTGCTAAAGCTGTTCTTCAATATGCTTCTAATGCTAATCCGGATTTAGGTTATTTAGGTTATTCAGTTCAACTTAAGAATTATCGTAATCGTAGATCTAAAGAACTTAAAGATGAAGGTAAGAATGTTGCTGAAATAAAAGCTATTGTTCAAGATGAAGCTATCTATAAAGAACTTAAAAGTAAAGCCGATAATCTTATAGCTCTTGCTAATCAATTGCAAAACCTAGATGATAAAAATATATGGCAGAGTTTCGTTAATTATTATAAAGCTGAATTTATGGCTGATATTAATGATTACGATATTGAAGATCATATGACTATGGGTGAGCTTAATGGAGCTACTATGACAGATGAACAAAATATTAATAAATCTTGGAATAGTTCTCTTCAGTTTAAAGTTAATCGTAAAGACACAGCTTCTTCTCGTTTTAAACGTATGCTTACTGAGATGATTTATAATAATCAAAGTAATCTTATGATGCGAGTTGAAGATACTCAATTAAATGGTACAGCTTCTTATTATAATAAATATGGTTTAACTATGCCATTTGATATTAATGTTTTATGGAACTCTTTAATTGATGTTACTCGATATGCAGCAAATAAAGAAGAACTTATAAATAGTCTTAAAGTTACTTCTGAATCTGTTTACAATGGTCAACTTAAACCTCTTATTAATAAATTAGAGATTCTTCCTGACGATGATGCTTCTACTATAGAATCTAAAGAAATATTCTATAATATGTATATGGCTTCAGTTGATATGGCAACAACTGTCGTAACTCAAAGTGAAACTATGAGTTATAATATGTCTGAAACTGATTATAATATGTCATATGCTGTTCGAGAAAGTAATCGTCAGTCTTTTGCTATTACTAATGTATATAATCAATATCGCAATATTCTTACTAATAAATTTCAAAGAATTAGTACTAGAAGTGCTGTTCAATTTGATATAAATGCTTTGTATAAAACTGGTAAATCTATTACAGATAAAGTAAACAGTTTACTGTATAAATCTAATAATGCTGGTATTAATTGGACTCCTAATACTATATTCAATTATTTATCTATTAAATTTAATGTTCCTTTTGATGTAATTAAAGCTTTATATGTTGATGGAAACGAAGATAATAAAGTAAATGCTTTAATTCATCAAAAAATTGAAACTGAACTTGTTCATATTGATGATGTATTTGATAAGATATTTAATCAAATAAAAGCTAATATCACAGATAAACAAAGTGAAAGAGCTAAAGATCGTCAAGCTAATAAGATTCGTAATTTGTTTTATGATACTTATAAACCAGGTGATACAATTAATTCTATTGTTGATGATATGAGAGGTAGAATTAATATTTTAGCTACTATAGGTAGTTGTGATCCTTCAATTAAAGTAGATTTAAGTTATATTAATGTTGAAGGTGAACAAGAATATACGCCTGAGTTTTATAATCATATCACTTATATGTTGCAAGGTATTGTTAATCGTATAGGTAATGTTAATGTTGAATTAATGAAATATCGCTTTGCTGATTTTCTTAAATCTAAAGGCACTAAATATAATCCTATTATTTGGAATTTAGGTAATGGTACTGGAGGAAATGGTAAAGGTTTCTTTAATTTCAAAAAAGATGATAGAGATAATGAAGTTTTAGACGAGGATGGATATAGAATATTAGATACTATTAATCCTGTAAATGTTGAAGCTGTTAAAGCATTTGAATATTCTAGATTTAATGGTTTATCTAATAGAGATCAAGGCATTGGTACACCATATGTTGATATGCATGATTATATTTGGACTCGTGATGTTATTCTTCGTCAAATGCAAGAACGTTATTCATTACCTTCCGCTGATGCTTCTCGTATATATGAATTTGTTACGGGTAATATATTAACTGAAACTAATAGTAGTAAAAGAGCATTACCTTTTAAACTCATAGATAATAACGGTACTTTCGTTAATTATCGTATAGCTAGAACTAATGATCTTGAATCTAATTATACCTTCCAAAGAGTTAAAGATACTCTCCGTACAGAAATGGAAATGATGTTGGATGCTAGGCGTATGCTATTCGATTATGATTCTACTACTCATAAGCTCACTTTAAAGAAAGAATTTACTAGAAGTAAAGATGAAGTTCGTGAAGAGTTTAATAATATGAATCCTGATGAAAGAGCTGAGATTGTTCATAATAAATTTAATGGTGATATTAATTTAGCATTTGAAGATTACTATGAGCATTATTCTTTTAATAAAGAAGTATTTGAAGGTCTTCAAGCTCCTATATTCTGGGATGGTAAAGATGTTATTAAAAATGGTAAACCTACAGGTAATATCTTTAAGTTTGGTAATCTTAATTTTAGATATACTGATGAAAATGGTAATGTATCTGTAAGAAACATTATAGATTATATAGAAGATGCATTTAAAGAATTACATCCGGATGAATTAGCTTCCTTCGGTAAATTTGAATCTTTCATGATATGTGGTGAAGATTTCTCTACTGCATACGGAGATGTAATCGATAATGCTTTTATGCGAATGTTTGTTGATAGAATGAATAGTCATTTGCAAGATGCTTTTGATTATTTAGCTCCTATTAAAGATAATATTCAATCAACGTTAACTTATAAGAATCAACTTAAAGTTATAAGTGAACAACTTCCAGATGATTATAAAAATGATCGTTATTGGGGATTTGTTATTGCCAATCTCTTAGCTAATCATTATATCGCAGATATTGCCATTCAAGAATTATTTACTGGTTATACTTTTGAATTTAAAAATGCTCTTGATTGGGCTAAGCGTGCATCCCAAGGTGTTAGACCCGGTTCTAAAACTAGAAGTAATACAACTTATACTCAGATTATCGTAAGTGATGTTAAACTTAGAGATAATATGATCGATAGGATTGTAGCACCTTTTATTAAATCAGATGAAACTACAACTAATACTCTTCGACGAAAATTTGGTATTGATAAGATTACAACAGCAGATGCTTTTAATATCATAACTCAAGATGAATGTATAGCTCGTTTTAAAGCTATGGGTAGTTATGATAGTTTTACTTTACCTTCTGGTAAAACTCTTAAAGATATTGTGGAAGATGAAGATAGTCCTATTAGTTCGCAAGATTATGCACGTATCGTTGAACAGCTAAAGTATTACTTCTATAAACGTGGTAAGTCTACGTTAAATAATAGATTTAATACTGATATTATATTTTCACATCAAGATAAAAATTCAACTCTTGTTGTATTCAAACGTATGTATAAGGGTACAAATTATGAAACTCTTTATGATTGGATGAAACAAGAAGGTATTGATTCTATTAACTTTGCATCTGGACATAAAGTTGGTGGTTTACCTCAAGTTAAGCTCTTTAATATTGCTAATAATGAACAGGATGCTATTCTTAATATTCAATATAATGAATCTACTAATCGTTATGAATTAAAGAATTATCCTAAAGGAATTGATGCTTTTAAACATACTCTTAGTCATAGTAATCTCTATGTACAACAAGAAGTACCTTCTCATTTAATGGATGAAGAAAATAAAATTGGTACTCAGCTTCAAAAACGTATTCTTGATAATCTTGTATTTAATGGAGAATACTTTATTGCTGGTACTGTACGTAAAGGTAAAACAGGAGATAAATCTTTTGATAAAGCTGGTGTATTTGAATATTATCAAATGCTTCTTGCTACTAACGCTAATGACGAAATGTATCGTTTGCTTTCTGATTGGGGAGCTATTGATGATAAAGGTAATATCAAATATAAATCTATTAATGATAAGAATGTAGTTGAAGTTAATTTAGATTTAGTTCTCGCTGATCTTCGTAGATACTTTAATGAAACTGAAATTGATAGAAACTTTATCAAAGCTACTATGATGGTAGACGGTAGACCTTTTATACCTTTTTATCATCCTACAATTAAAAGTAGAATTGAATCTGTTCTATTAGCTCGTATTACACGTAGAGTTACCAATCTTAAACTTAAAGGTGCTCACGTTACTATTCAGCCTGATACTTTCTTACAACCTGCATCTGTTACGTTGGATAAAAAAGGGTTAATTAAAGGAACTCAAGCTAATGTTTCTAGAATGTATCATGAAGGTCAAATTAAGTTCTCTGATGATTATTGGAAACTTAGAGCTGAACTCAATGATGATGGTAGTATTAAGAGAGATGTTAATGGTACTCCTATAATTAAGAAAGATGCTGATTTTAAACTTCAAAGTGAATGGTGGGAAGAAGTTAAACAAGAAGATGGTTCTATTAAACAAGTATTTCATCCTGCTGAAATCATTCTTAATAATTGGGATTCTCGATTTAAATTAGATGCTGATGGTAATCTCGATTTAAATATTATTCCTGAGAATTTAAGAACTATGTTTGGTATTCGTATTCCTACTGAAGGTCATCAATCTATGTTTGTTGCTAAAGTTGTAGGAGTTTTGAACAATGGTGCAAGTCAAGCTATTGTTCCTGAGCATCTTGTTACACGTACTGGTTGGGACTATGATATTGATAGTATTTATCTTTCTATGAAAGAATTTGATGTAATTGATGGTAATTACATTGAATATACTAAGAATAACACTAACGCATATAAACGTCAATCTTTAGAATATGTTGCAGATATTTATTTTGCTAAAGTTAAAGATTCTCTTAAACAAAATTATCTTAAAGTTAAAGTTCCTTTAATTAATAGACTTGGGGATATTAATGAAAAAATTAATACTCAAATCGGAGTAAATGATCCTGTATTAACTAAATTAAAGGCTGAATATGCAGATCTTCAAAGAGAACGTTTTTATTCAAAAAATACTTCTGAACGTGAAGCTCTAGCTAAAGCAATGGAAGCTAAAGAAGCTGAAATTGAATCTTATAATACAGCTAATTTAAATCCTGTTATAACTGATTCTGAACTTAAAGCTCTTTATGATGAAAAAACTGAAATCTATTCTAAACTTAAAGAAGCTAAGAAAGATTATGATGCCAAATATAAAGAATTTATAGACAAGATTGTTACCACTAAATGGAATGAACTTAATGATTATGGAAGAATGCCAAGAGCTGCTAAAGATAATGCTATTATTGATACTTGGATTGGTATTCATTCTGATCTTAAAAATACTCTTAATAAAGAAAAACCTAATGAATTTGAACATAGTAAATCTGCTGCTTCTTATATAAATAGAATTGCTGGTTATGATAACTCTATGATGAATCAACATTTTCTTATTGATCAAATTAAGATTCGTAATATTAACAATAATATTGCAGTTCTTAAAGGTCAATCTATTGCGGCGGATAATGCTCTATCTATCATGGGTTTTACTGAAACTAAACTCTCTGATGATTTTGCTATTCCTATTAGACTTAATTTTAGTGATATTTCTGGATATAATGAAGATATTCCTAATAAAGCTGAATGGGCTAAGAAACAAATTCTTAAAGCTTTTAAAGAAGAGAAGTTATCTAATGGAGAACGTAGTATTGAAATTAATGTAGATGATAGTACAATCACTGTTTGGTGTCGTAGTTTATATAATAATGATTATGGTACTTGGACAGATATAAATGATGAACCTATATCAGCTCAACGTTCTGAATTAACTTCTCATATTCTTGATGCTGTTAAAGATAATCTTTGGTTTAATCTTAATACTTATACTGTTGGTAATACTGCATTATTAGCTTCATTTCCTATAAGTTGGAATGCTAATTTAAAAACTAAAAATGCTAAAGTTGAAGGTGTTAATAGATATATTTATTCAGCTCTTATTGAATCTCAACAAATCATTAGTGATTTTGTTACTAATATTTCTATTAAATCTATAGAGAACTCTAATAACTTTACTAATATTAGTTTTCATAATGTTCGCAGTGATTACATGATTAACGCTGCAACTGTTATGAGTAAACTTCTTACTGATAAAGGTGAATCTCTTAAAGATTTTATTAAAGACTATTTTGCATTTAATCAAGATAATGTAGGTCTTAAAGCTGTTATTAATAAAATTAATAAATTTCTTGCACAAGAAGATTTATCTAATTTTACTATAGCTAAAGCTCATGAACATGGTTTAACTATAAATCAAAATCAAGTTCAAGCTATGGCTAGATTTATTGAAGCTCTTGCTGAAAAAACTGGAATTACAGCTTATGAAATAAATAGTGGAATTAAGAATAAAGCTAAAACTATAACTGAACTTGATTCTTTATTTAAAGAAGGTCAAAACTACAAACATAATGTTGAAGATCTTGAAGCATATGCTAATTATCTTAATCGTCAACTTGAAGTTTTAGATTACTATATGTACGTCGATAAAGCTGTAAATGCTATGAAACGTGCGCAAGGATGTCTTATTACTGAAAAAAAAGGTGCTGGTCCTAAAACTTCTGAAAGTAATAAACTTTTTGAATCTATTGCTATGCTTCAACATAATGTCAATACTTTAGTTCAAAATGCAAAAGACGCTAAAGTTCCTGACATTATGATTGATGAACTTCTTTATAAATACTATAGTGTAAATGCTATTACAGATAAAGGTAAAGTTATAGATGATTGGATTGATAAAGCAAATGATTATCTTTTATCTATTACAGATATTGAAGATAAACCTATTCAATTAAGTAAACCTAAATCTCCTTTTAGAATAAGTAATCAATCGATGATTGAAGCTATATTTCCATCTATTACTGATCCTAATTGGACTATAGAAGATAGTGCTTATCCTATTCTTCAACAACAATTATATTCTACTAATGAGATGTCTGTTAATATGTTTCATGATATATTCATTAGTGAAAATCCTCTTTTCAAAGATAAAATTAATTATTGTATGGCTAAACTTGGTCAGAATAATAATCCTGAACTTAGAGAAGCTCTTATTAATTATGCTATAATTGATAAGATTCGAGATATGTCATTCTTTAATGATAATAGTAAAAGTCCAGAAGCTGTTCTTGAAGATAGAGCTAAACTTTTAGGTTGTACTAGAATTATTAAGAATGATAAGAATGAATTTAGATTCCAACTAGCTACTGATTTATCACTTACATCAGTTAATCTTAAAACATGGTATAATGAAATTGAAAATAGACCTTATACTCATGCTGAAAAAATAGCTATGTTTAAAGATTTACCAGTAGGTATTCAATTAGCTATGGTTAAAAATACATTAACTGATGGTAAATATGTAGTAGTTAATGGACAATATATTACTAAAGGTAATCTTAAACTTAATCCTAATCATATTCTTTCTTTATTGTCTTCAAATACTATGGAAAGTCTTATTGTAAGAACTGGTTATATAGGTATTTCAACTAAAGAAAGTGATGATATTGATTTCACTAGAGATACATTCTTTCAACTTATTAATAGTCCTGATGAGTATTGTCGTATTATTGGTGAAAATCTAGTTAAATATGCATTTTGGATTAATAAACTTGATTTTGGTCGTAATCTATCTAAATATATTCCTATTGATCTTTATGGTAGATTTAAAACTAAAAATGATGGTTATATAAGTGCTTATAAAACTACTTGGGGAGATCAATTTGATTCTATTAATTTTGAATCTATTGATGGTACTAGCGATAAAGATATAAGACTTGCGATGAGAGAACAAGGTATTACCGATGGAGGTAGTAACTTTAGATCAAATAATGCAGCTCTTTATAATTATGCTAATGCTTTATATGCTAGTCAGTCTAATGAAGATAATATTCTTCTTAGAGATAATGAAGAACTTGATCGTTTTATTGAAGCATTTGTTAGAGCTAATTCTGAGAATACTCGTATCGTTAAATATATGAAACCTGAATATATTTATGATACTAATAGTGGTAAACAAAGAGTTAAAGATCAAACTCCTACTTTTACTAAGATTACTAAAAGTAATTTATCAAGAAATGCTTTTGGACTTAAAGGCGGAGTTGCAAATGAATGGCATAATGATGTTGATCCTGAAGTTCGACAGTATATAGAAGATGCTCTCAATAGTATTCTTAAAGATGCAATTATTGTTAAACATAATGATATATGGAACATTGTTGGTCAAATGATTGTTGAACCTACAGCATTTGTTAATAATTCTCGTTATGCTAATGATATGTATCTTAAGACTCGTGAAAAAGTTATAGATAAAGAACTTACTGGTCTTAAGAAATCTTATAAAGCTAAATTACCTGAAGGTACTCTTTATAAACGTTTTGATATTAATGATTGTACTTTTTATTATCCTATTAATAAAACGTTTAAATCTGAATATTTAACTACAGCTAATGATTATTTTAAATATAACATTGAATCTCAAGAAATATATGAGAAAATAGCTACAGTTCTTAGTAAATTTTATCGCAAATTTAATAGTTCTGTTACTAATACTGAATCTCATGGAAGTTTAACGCAAGCTATTGATGCAGCTACAAGTAATGCAGATATTACTATTTATATTGGAAATGAATCTGATACTAATAGAGGTCTTATTGCTAATGATGATGTTATTACTATATCAACTCATCGGCTCATCGAGGATTCGTATAATACCGAAACATTGCCTACTAATATCAAAAATTTGGCACTAATCGCCAACGGAGAGCCACTTTCTCAACTAGAACAATTAAAAGTTCAAGGACAAATTTTTAAGGGCTTAGAGAGCCTTATTCAAAGGCTAAATCCAACAAATATTAGTGCAATTCAGGCTGATGGTATTAATGATATTATAGTTGATTATATTGGTATTAAAAGGAATGCTACAACTACAGTTCATACTATTAATAGTACAACTCCTAAGTTCTCTATGGTCTTAGATACTCAATTTGTAGCAGATGATAATACTGGATTAGGTATATCAAATCTAGAATTTATTAATACTCTTTATAAAGTTGAGAAGACTGCTATCGGTAATACTAAGTTACTTCGTGATGAAATGTCTATTATGGGAGAACTTAATACTGATTTAGAGAAACTAGACGCTAGAGCTAAAGATGAAATAGCTAAACTTGGTAGAGACATGAATAGTCTTCCTAATTACATTGATACCTTCAAGTATAATGCTAAAATATTTGAGAGTGTTAAAGATATGATTAATAATATAGTCATTGATTTAAATACTAATACCATTTCTGATTTATGGACTAAGAAGACTCCTGCTGATCGCAAGCAATGGGTTACTGATTTAAATAAACTTAGTAGTCTTATTAAATCTCAAACTTATATTGAAGATTTAAATCCTATTGATGAAGCAAGTTTTGAAAATGCTTCTCAAACTATTAAAGATTCAATTAAAGATTTTAATGAAGCTCTTCTTAATCTTAAAAGTTTATATGCAGAAATAATTCTTCTTAAACGTAAAGTTATTGATGCTTCTAAGATTTATTTTGGTATTATGATGAATCAAAAATCACATAATGCTAGCTTTAATACTAAATTTAAATATATTCAAGATAAACTCGTTGAAACTGGATTTGAAACTGATGATATAGGTCCATATCTTGTAACTGAGAAAGATATTCAAGAAAATATTCGTACTATGCTTGGTGATAATCTTGATTTATCTACTGCTATTAAATGGTTAGATTCTGCTGCACAAAGTGGAATTCCTATTATTGATACAGTTCTTTCTCAATATGAACTTCATGCTCTTAATGCTACTGAATTTGCTCTTAATAAAAACAAGCAAACATTTGCATTATTCAAGAAGTATCCTAACTTCTATTCAGAGAAATCTAATGGTAAACCTAATATAAAATTTTCACAAGCTCGTTCTAATGATTTTAGATCTAAGTTTATCAATGATAATAATGCTCAATTAACTACTCCATTTGATATAGTTAAAGCCGCATTCGATTATGCTCAAGCTAAAGCCTCTATATACGATGAATATATTCGTGAAAGAAAAGCTCTTGAACCTGCACTTGAATCTGATGATTTTATTACAGTTAAAAATGCACAAGATGCTTTAGCTAAACTTGAAAAAGCTCATATTAAACGAGTAAAAGCTGCTGGTAAAGGTATCTATTCAACAATGAATGTTTCTATTCCTGCTGAATATAAAGGAAGACTTGAATTAAAATTAGAAGATGTATATGCTAATCCTAAAGCATATTTTCCTAACCTTACTGATACTGAAGCGTATTATTATACTAAACTTATAGAACGTGTTTATAAATCTAAGATGCGTAAGAAGTTTGCTCAAGTAAATGGTATTAAACTTAAAGTTCAAGGTCAAACTACTAATAAAGTTCTTCTTGAAATTAAAGTTTGTCGTCCTGAATATCGTGATAATAAATTTAGTAAACTTACTAAAAATGATATTGATATGATTGTTGAAATGCAAGAACTATTTGCAGAACTTAATGATGTTGCTATGCCTAACACTGTTAAAGGAGCAAACTTCTTTCCAACATTTATATCTGCTAGTTATAGAGATGTTCTTAAACAAGCTGTTGGATGGCACGAATTACAAGATGATGATTATAAGAATACATTAAGTGGTGAAACTCAATATTATCTTAAAGCTACAGCTCTTAATCGTCCAGAAGTTAGAGGTAGAATTAAATATGATCTTTATTCTATAACTAATGTTGATACTTATAATGCTTTAATTGAAAAAGCTAATAATATAGCTAAACATAGAAATTATCATAAGTCTATAACTTCTATTAGCGATATAGTTGAATATAATCAAACTCTATCTGATAAGCAAATGAGTGAGCTTAAAGATAGAATGAATTATGATCCTCTTAATGTAACTCTTAATTATATTAATCAACTTAAACGTATTAAGATTAATCGTGATTTTGAACCTGAACTTAATCTTCTTCAAACTATTCTTTCTATGCCTGAGTTTCAAGCTAGAGAATATGGTGTTAAGAGTAAAAACATTATTAATAAAGTTTTATCTCTTTATACTAAGAAAACTGAAGTTGTTACTAAGAAAGGTAAAGATACTTATGCTTTTGAAAGATTTAAAGCTTTTTATGATGCTTTTGAAGGTAAGAATCGTATTAATACATTAACTGATCAACTTCTTAATACACTTCATACAGTTAATAGTAAATCTCTTATGTGGATGAACTTAACTGCTGCTTTAAAGAATATTGGTACAGGTCATATTAATATTGTAAGTGAAGCAACTGGTGGTGAATTTACTACTAAAGCTACACTTCTTAAAGCTCATGAAATGTATATTAAAGCTCTTCCATCATTATGGGCATCACTAGGTGAATATACTTGTGATAATCTTGATGCAGCTTTAATGAAGCTAGCTGGTAATATTTTTGAAGATCATATTGAAGCTGGTGTAGATACTAAGACTAATATTGTTTCTCTTGGTATGTCTAAATGGGATAATATAATGTTCTCTCCTAATACTATTGGTGAACATTATCTTCAATTCGCTACATTCTTATCTGCTATGCAAACTCATAGAATTGTTGCTGGTTCTATTATGAATTATGATCAATTTGTGTTCTCACTTAGAGAAAAGATGTTTGAACAAATAGTAGATGCTGATACCTTTACTAGATATAAAAATTATAAGACTAAACAAGAATCTCTTAAAGGTAATAATATTGAATTTGTAGATTATCTTTCAAGATTCATTTCTTATAAAGCTAATAACTTTACTAAAGAATGGAAAAACAATTATGCTAAAGCTTATAAAGAAGCACTAAAAGATGCCAAGAAAAAATTTGAATCTAATCATACTACTCTATATGATGCATTTGAACTTAAAGATGGTATAGCTTCAATTAAAGAAAATAGTGGTATAACTCTTGAAGATTTTGCTAAATTCTTAGGTAAAGTTAAAGGCGTTAATCATAGTCTTCATGGTATTTATAATACTTTTGATAAATCTATGCTATCTGGTAAGATGTGGGGAGAAGTTATTCTTCAATTCCGTAAATGGCTTCGTCCTAACTTTATTAGATATTGGGGTAAACGTGTAGGTAAAATTGTATTTGATGAACGTCTTGAATCTTATAGAAGTGGTGCTTACATGGATATGATAAATTTTATATTATCCAATGGTAAAAGTGCTTATAGAGAAACTATTGATAAAGCTATAGAAAATGGCGAAGATATTGATTTTGCTACTAAAGCTAAAGCTATATTCAATGGATTCTGCGGTTTATTATATTGGTTCAAAGATATAAACTTTAGATATAATACTTTACCTCAAGCTCAAAAAGCTAATATTAAAAGAGCTATGTTTAATTTTACAACTCTTGTTGGTTTATCTCTTGTTGCTGCAAGTATGTATGCTGCATCAGATGATGACGATGAACTTGATGAAAATCTATTCTTTGCTCTTGCTTGTTATACTATTTATGGTGTTCAAACTGAACTTTATGAAACTTCACCTTGGGGTCTTTATTCATTCTATAAACGTACTATGGAGGCACCTATACCTTTTGAAACAAGTATATCTAATGTCCTTAATCTTGCTTATTGGACACTTATTGCTCCAATGATTGTAGATGATGAAGAAATGCTTTATGATAGAGGTACATATAAAGATGAAGATAAACGTTGGATTGCATTTAAGAAAACTATTCCGTTATTCAATCAATACAACAAGATGTTCTATTTACCAAAGAACAATACATACTATATGCAACAGAACCCAATATTACAGATGATAGTTGAACTAAATAAGTAAGGACTTTTGTTGGACTTAAAAAAAATGAGAGAGGGCTTTCAGATAATACTGTAAGTCCTCTCTCTTTTTATGTCTATACTAAACCTAATACTGCTAGTGCTAACGCTAGATTCCTCTCGCTTCCACATCTATCCCTCTACCGGGGTCTGCATAGTTCCGCTATGCTTATAATTATTATATTGATAATTCTATTGGCAAACTTGTTAGTGATCATGATTATAAAGAATATACTCTTAATAGCATTAATAATGCTAAAGGAGCTTTCCAATCCCCAGTAGGGAAAGGGCTTGTGGTTGCGCGCGGAACTAAGCATAGCACTTATAATAGCACTATGCTTAGAAGACTAATAATCAATTTCATTATCAACACTACATTCATTAAGTCCACCAAAATTAACTTTATTTACATTAACAATATAAGGTAAAATCTTTTTAATTTGAGTAGAATTAACAATAAAACTTTGATTAGTACCTGGATGTCGCATAACATACTTAATACTACCAATATAAAGATTAGGAGAAATGCGTTTATGCTTTTGCTTTTCGGTAGCAGTCATAGTAGCAAATCTATATACTTTATGCAAAACGGACCAATTACCAGTAAATTCATTAATAAGAGTTCCGTTTGCATCACGAGTGATTACATTACCATCAATTTCAATATAACACGTATGTGTTTTCTGATCTTCCATTATGCAGCTCTTAAAGAAGTCAAAGCAAGATCAAAAGCTCTTTGATTAACTTTATAAGCTGTACGTTTAGTAAGAGCTTCAAAACGATCTTCTGATGACTTATAATCAACAACATTATTCATATAGCAATTCACTCCATTATAAAGCCATAACATACTACCTCTATGTAATTCTTGACCAACACCTTTTTCAATTGTATCAAGAATAGCAATAACTTTATTTTGAGTTTTAGTAGATATAACTTCTTTATCAGCAGAATATATACTAGTTCTTAATTTCATATGATCTTGTTGTTCAGCAGTAAGAAAGAGATCATAAACAAATTTATTAACATCTCTACCACTAACAGATACATTCTTTAGAGCTTGCATAGATTCTCGAAGAGCTTCATGATAAATATGAGCAGAACGAATCTTTTCAACCGCACTCATGATAGCATTGTGAACATTTTTCGTATGTTTAAATCCAAATAGCGAATCAGCATTTTTAATAGCTTGATTAAGCATATTATTACAAACAACACGAATATTAGTAACAGCACAAGTTATTAAACCGGAACCATCATGACTATTAGTAAATAATAAATACTTATCAATAAGATCATTATTTCCAATAGTCATAGCTTCAGGAAACTTTGCAGTTACAAGCATACTGGCACCATCTTTATATACACCTGCTGTTTCAATGCGAACTGTCTTATCATAATCACAGACTTGATTAATAAAATCAAGAGCGACAGAATTTTGAACAACTTCATATTTAGAACCAACAGCACCAAATACATGATTATTATCTTCTCTATAAGTAGCAAAAGAATTTGGAACTTTATAAAGAAGAAACTTATCTGGATCATTAACGTCAGCAAGACGAACACGAGTTTCTTTAATACCAACTTTATAATCTAATCCAGCAGTTTTAATTGCCTCTTCAATACTTAAATCATTAATAGGTTTACCCATTTCATTAAATATAAGAGGACGTCTTTGATAATTTACAAAAGGCATACGAGTTTTGTTTCAATAGTTAATTACTTTCTAATAGTGACAACATCTTTTTCACCAAGTGTCCAAGCATCAAGACCTTCAGGTTCAGTATCAAGAACATCTTTAAGCTCCTTATTAGATACTTTAACTTTAATATCTGAATCATCTATCAAAATACCTTCGTTTGCTGCCATTTCTCGCAATTTGGCTGCTTGTGGTATTGTTAATCCACTGGCTATATTTATGGTCGCAAATGCGCTAATTTGGGGCAAATTTGGCATATCTGATATGGAATTGTTGCTGATATGCTGGACAACTGATAAGGCAAAATGATTATATAAGTCATTATCAGTTTCAACAGTTTTAGTTTTACGAACATTAATAGTAATAACAGGAGTTTTATAAGAATAAGCTCCAGTTTCTTCTTTAAGACCTGTATCTTTATTTTTCTTGACTACAGGATCACCATATTTATAAACAGCTTCTGCAATAGCATCTTTAAGTTTATCTTGATTCTTTTCAAATCTAGCAATACGATCATCAAGTGCTTTTTTGTATTGTTTCAATAAAGCAATATCACTAGAATATCTATCTATTACAAAAGAATAAGCATATAGTTTATCATCTAGTTCTTCTTGAGCAATCTCAAGTTCAGAAGCAAGAGATTCATCTATTTCATCTTCATTTTCTATAACTTGATTAAATATATTATCAAGTTTAGCTTGTATTTCAAACAGATTCATCGAAATCTAATTCAGTTTGGTAATAAGTATAATCTTCAATATCTTTAAAACGAACAACAATATCTTTAACAAGTATTCTATCTATATTATATATAGAATGTTTACCATTCAGAGGTTCATAAACAAGAATTTCGTCTTTAGAAACTTGCTGTTTAAAATTCATAGGAATATCTAAAGAATGACCATGAAAAACTGTAGTAGGATTACCATATAATTTTAGATATTCTTTGACAGATATAAATGCTACAATTTTATTTACTTGCACTTTTACTCGTTCCGTCATTTTGTACTTCCTTTTGAGATATACGAATAGAATCAAGATGATCTTTACATTTTTGTATAATCATATGCATATTCTCATGAGATTTACCATATTTATCATATAGTCGTTTTTCAATTATATTATCCCAATCTTCATTATAACCGGTATAATACATTTCACTTTTAACGCCTAAAAATAAATACTCACGTGCATCTTGCGCAGGAAGTTTAAGTTCATCTTTAGCTTCATTATATAAGATTTCATCAAGAATAGAAGCTCTAATATAATGATAACAACGTTTAGCTTCAATAGCTTCTGTATTTTGATAAAGACAAAAAGCAATATCTTCATAATCATAAAGTTTATCGATTTTATCTTTATTGATATTAGCTTCTTTAACATCAGCTAAAAATCTTTTCATACAAGAATCAAAAATACTATAATTAATCCAATGAGGTAAACAAAAAGTAATACCTTCAAATTTACTATTATTAGAATAATCACACCAACGAGTAGATTCAACAGCCATAGATTGAACACGTTCACGAACAAGGCCATCTACAACACTTCTAAGAGTAGTTATATATGCACTCATACGAGCATAAGGACTATTAAATTTTGGAACAAACCATGCAACACCTTGATCTTTCCAAATATCATCTCCTTCCATAGTAGAAGTCATAACAAGTTGCTTAGCGAAATCTGAATCAAAATCATAAACAACTCTAAGATTACTATAAATATAATAAAAAGGATTTGTGCTAGTTACAGTATCTGTTCTAATAGTAAATCTAGAAAAAAAAGATTTTATAATAGCATTTGCAACAGTTCCTAAATCATTTTTATAACCACAAATATAAATAGGACAATGCTCTAAAATAGAAGTATGACCTTTATTCATAAGCATAAAAAGAAATTTCTGATAACTTCCAGGTTCAATCTTACTTTCAGATTTATAACAAAGACGACCAGCAAATTCAGCTAATTGAAGACCACCTTTTAAATTATGAGCTGTATGAATAACAGCAATAGGTTTAACGAATTGCATACTTACATATTTAATTTGGTTTGACCATCAGCATCAATAGTATTATATAAATCAAGTAAAGTAGATTTAAGATAAGTATTAATATTAGATTTAATATCATTATCACCATTAGTTAAACCTAAAATACTAATTTCTCTATTATCAATTTTTATATGATAATTTAATACTGCTTCAATAATGCTTTCATTATCTATAGGCAAACAAGTATTAATTGAATCAGTCTTAACGGTACATCTACCACCAAGTCTATGAATTTCATCAACAATATACCAAACAGCTTTTTCTAAATCTTCAATTTGTTTATTAATAGAAGATTTATCAACATCAATTTTAAGTCCAGCTCTCCATAGATATTTAATAGCATTACCTACATTAAAATTTCTATGACGAGTAATATCAATACATTCTATACCACTAGGATCAGAAGTATAGTGTTTAGGATGATTAACATTATCTTTTTTAGCCATAATTTATCTATTATCTCCTGAACCATGAAGTTTACCTTCAGTTTTACGCTTAGATAATTTATCAACATTTAGCTTTGCAATATCGGATAATTTAAATCCAATAGCAGCAGCTATACGAGAAATATACCAAAGACAATCACCAAGTTCTTTAGCTATTTCAATTTCATCGGTAACATTGAAATTACCATTTTTATCACGATAAACCTTTTTAATTTTATCTGCCACTTCGCCTGCTTCACCAGCTAAACCTAACACTTTATATCCTATATTAAATTTATCATTAGGGTATACATCAGTAGTATCAGCGAAATCTTGATATTCATCAAATTCTTTCATAACATCAATTTAATTTTAATAAGAAATAGTATCACTAATAATTTTCCAATCTGTAGCAAATATATCTTCTCCACTAGGAATATAATAAGTAATATTTCCATTTTCAAAGATACAAATCTGATTAATATAATGTATTGCACAATATCCTTCTTTTAATATGTTTGTCTTGACAATATCAGGAAGACTTTGCATATTAGGAATAATATTTGCAGAAATAGTAGCAGGAATTTGACAAAATATAAATTTATCATCTTCCCAACTACTTCTGAAAGCAATAGCTTCTTTACTTTTAATAGCTTTAATAGCTTCTTCAAATATCATAATAACAATTTTAGATTAAACAAAAATAGCTGCTAGTCAATTAAGACTAGCAGCTTTAACCGAGTGATTCACATCAATATCGGCAAGTGTCAAAATAACCAATTAATATATGCGTAGCGAAGTTACCGCTTAAAAACATATTTTAACCAACTTCCCCATTTACGACCAATAAGAGAACCTTTAGTCTTCATAGGTATAAATTCAATATATTTAATGTTCTTAGCATCATTAATAAGATTATTAATGATAATATTAGATGTATTAATTCCTTTAGAATGTATAAGAATTGATCCATCTTCAATATGAACTCGAACATCATAATCATCAACATCTAACTCATTATATCTAGCTTCACGTTCAAATGAAAGTTCTTTATAAGCTTTGCCTTCAGTAAATAGTTTAAAAAACCATTCAACTACATACCAAATATAAAAGAAAATACCAAGAAGATCATTTTGTTGTTTAGTATGTGAACGTTCATGTTGAATAAGATGAAAATATCTACGAGAATTTCTAATAAAATATTTAATCCTACTTCTATCTTTATCTTTAATATAAAGTCTAGCAAATAGATTAATAGCAATAAATTTGCCAAAAGGAATAGTTTTACTAAAATAAATTCTCATAATCTAATCATCTGAAAAATTATAATCAACTATATCTTTCCAAGTATTATTAGGCATACAACCTTTATAATCAGGAATAATAGCTTCCATAAAATCATCAATTTTCATAGAAATAACAGTACAAATATACATATCTTGAAGACGAATTGTACTATTTTCATCACAAAACTCATTACCTTTACTATTGGGAATACCAATACTAACAAGAGCTGCTAAGAAGTATCTACGAAACATTTCTTTTGTAACGCTAGAAACAGCATCCATAATTAAGCTTTCTTATAAATATATTTATCACAAAGAGCTTTAATACGATTGGAAAGATGTTCCATTTCAACTTCAATGGTTTTAGCTGCGGAAATATAAGTAGTAATGTTAAGTTCACCAATAAATTCCGGAAATAATAGCATATTAACTTTAGTTTTATAAGTATTACCAGAATCATTTTGAGCAATCCATGCTTTAGGATTAGCATAAAAACTAAATGTATCAGTAGTTTTAACTCTTGAATTAAGATACAAAGGATTAAGTTTAGGAAAGAAAGAAAATATATGATTATCTGAAAAAGATTCAGTTGAAGTCATAACTTCATTTTCTAACCATTCCTCAACAGCTTCTAAAGAACTAAACATTAATCTAGCTGAACACTTTGCTTTAGCAATAGGACTACCTTTAGGAACTTTATATTCTATTATTTTAATATGATCTTTGATTAAACCGTAAGTATATCTATTAAACATTTTAACAGCATGATCACGAGATTCAACTTCAGCAGCCATATTAAAATCAATAGTAACTCTAAATTCAGGAGTATAAGCTAAATCTATATTTTCATTATCAATAAGATAACCTATATTCCAAATCTTATAATAACGAGCATTTTCATTGTTACCATCAAAGAATTCAATAGGAACATTATGAACATAAATATAATATTGAATCTTAAGAAGAGTTTGATAAAATACAAATTGATTACCACTTGTAACAGAAATAAAATCTCCATTTGTATCAAGAATAAAATTAATATTGGTATTAAGCCAATCAATTTCATCTTTATATAAATCATTAATTGTTCTAATATCTTTACAAATATAAGGATCATCTGGAGAATCCATTCTTACAAGAGATGGAACAGTAATTCCATTTATGGTAATAGGTTTATATTTATCAGAAGTAATAGCTAATGTAGCAAGTTCTTCTTTTACATTAGAAGTTTCTTTAAAAACATCTTTAGCTTCATCAATTTCTTTAAAAGGATTGTCTACTTCCATATATTAATCATCATTACTTTCATAATCACGAACTCCATAAGCATTAGCATTAAATGGAATCTTTTTATCAGTTCTTTCGTAGAACTTAATAGCAAGTAATTTACCAATGAATTGATTTCTATGACCTAAAATATAATCACTTGTCATAGTTTCATCAGTAACACCATTATAAACAGATGTAGGTTTAACTTCAAATACTTCATTATTTAAATCATTCCTACATTTAAACTTAGCATATTCATAAGTAATCTCTTTACCATCAATAACTTTTGTTATTTTATCAACAAGTATATCAAGACAAAGACATTCAGTTTCTTCACAACGTTTGGCTTTCATCATAGTTTGTGGGCGAGAACCAAACTGATATTCAGCAGTTTTAACTCGAATAACACAACCTTCATAACCATGCTCAATACAAGCGTCTCTATAATCTTCAACATCTTTATCATTTTCAACATTAATTATAGAACATAATGCTACAATTTTAGCTTTAATTGTACAGCCATGTTGACAAATAGAATTTTGAATAAATATAGAATCAGAATCATTTTGAAGTATAGCTTCAAGTTTAGCATCATTCAATATAGATCTTCGTAACCAATATCTATCTATATTAGACATATCAGGAATACTAAGATCAAAATTAACGAATTGAAGTTGTTTATGAAGAGGATTTTTAGGATTACGAGCAGCACCACCTATAGTTGTATTCTTTTGATCTTTAATATAAAGCTCTCCATCAAAAGTAATATTCTTATAATCTTCTTGATAAAATACATATCTATCAAAAGCATCTTCTATATGTTTTACATTATAACGAAGACCTTCTTTACTACGAATAACAACTTCATGACTAATACCAAATAAACCGTTATCAACAGCTTCATATTTTATTGTACAACGAACTCCATTAATTTTTGGATCAGCCATAGCACCATTAGAATAATCAAATATACCTCTTTTCCACTTTTGACACTTCATAGGTTTATCTACATTATTTGCATCAGTAGCGAATTTAGGAATAACATTATCGAGTAAATCATGAAGTTGATTTGCACTTTCATACATATCATCAGTAATACCATACATTTTGGCTGTCTTATAACCTCTGTCGATTTTACGCTTGATTTGGCTATTATAAGACGTTTTTGTCGAAGCTGATATAATTACTTGTCCGACGTCTGAAAGTCGCTCAAATAAGCCAAATGATACCTTATCGTTGATTCCATCAGTGCTTATTTGCCAGTACACGATACGCCCCAGAGCATCACGTTTATAAAGAGTAGTACTCTTATCATCCCCATATACGCTTGCCATCTTCATCAATGTTATGAAGTAAAACAATAGCATGAGTTGGATTATTATAAGCAATTAGCATACAATTCCAAGAATCACGTATAGTCTTATGGGGAGCATAAGCTATAGTTTGAAAGTTCTTATGACAGAAACATTGATAGCTTCCAGTAAGCGTTTGTTTATTATGAAGTTTACCTTGAGTTACTTCAAAAAGACTTTTAATAATCTTAAAATCATCATCACATTTAATCTTAGTTTCACCCATAAATGCTCCTTCTTTAAAAGGATTAAACCCCCAAGTATGAATGAATTGACCTAATTTAATTTGAGAGTTTTGATATGACATCTTACTCATTACTTCACGTAAATCAGCAATAGCTTTAATAACTATAGCATAATCTTCTTTATTCATCGGATAAAGAAAATATCTAGTACCATCATCAAAACGTTTCAAAGGAATACCATCACATAATAGACGTTGTGCATCAAGACACAACTCTTCTTTCTTTACCATTTACGATTTCATTTAAATACATATTAGCAAATTTATTTTTAACAAAATTGTAATCAGTAATACGAACTAAATCTGTAGGATCTTTAGCACTATAACCTTTAGTCATAAATAAAGCTGTAAAGCCATAATTCTTTTCATATTCGATAGCAGATGTAAGACCTGTGTTATCTGTGTCAAGCATTACATAAACTTGAGATTTAGTAGTTTTTCGTAAAACATCAACAATATCATCTGGAAGTTTTGCAGTTTCACTAGCAATCACATAAACTCCAACATCGTTAATTCTAAGTTCCTTCAATAATCGTAGTATTAACATCTTATCTTTTTGAGATTTGACTATTAACTTATACGTAGTATTAGCTAAGCTATCAAGATTTTCAAGAGAACATTTGTTATTTGTAATAAAACGATTAGCAGTATATTTATTTCTAAATGGAAAATAAAGTTTAATACAACTATCATTCACTTGATATTCATAACAAGGATCATGACGAGTATAATAATATGGATTACTAACACCATCAATCTTAAAAGATTCAACTACTTTAACAAATCTATCAACTAAATCATTAGTAATACCAAATTGATTATAATACTTGTAATCATAAAAGGATGCTTTACGATTTACAGTTGTAATAATACGGAGTTCATTATTAATAATTCTATTTTGACTTTGATAAACACGATTAATATAAGGTGAATCATTCTGCACATCAGAAGCATATTCAATAATATGAGAACAAATATCAACGAAATCTTTATTATTAGTACAATTCTTTTTAAGAACTAAACCAACAATTTCAAATATATCACCTCTATAACGATAATCAGCAAAGTCACGAAAAATTAACTTATTACCATACCATTTAAAACTAACAGAAGGATTAGGATCATAACGAAGAGGATTAGAGATTTTATAATTGCGTAAACAAATACAATTATTTATCTCTGTTTCAGGAATATTAAGAAAGACAGAATAAATATGTACTTGATCAAGTGTATTCAAAATATAATCTTTATCACTTGTACTCCACATATTTACATCTTTTGTAGCATTTGCAGTCCCCAGTAGGGAACAAGACTGTGGTCGAGAGCGGAGCGTTTGCAATACTAAGTTCCAAACCAATAGAAACAAAAAAAAGAGGGTAAATTTCTTCACCCTCTTCAAAAGTCTAAGTTACATCTTAATATTTTCCAATTCCACCACCGTTACCAGCATAGCGATTCTTCAAAGCGTTAATAGTATCAGCATTTACACCTTGACCTTGACCGTAATCCATAGCAACTCCAGCTTCAGCAGCAGCACTATTTGATTTCTCATCTTTGTCAGCATCTTTTGAAAGTTCAACAGTTTCACCCGGAAGAATTTCAATAGAAGGTTTTTTACCGTTAATAACACGTTCAATATAACCTTGACCAACAAAGCCTGGAGTACAAAGATATTTACGATCTCCATAATGAGCAAGAAGTTTCATCCAAACAACGATAGGTTCACCTTTTTCATCTAAGAATACAGGCTTACCATCTTTACCGGCATTAAACGCTTTAACAAAGAACTCACAGAAAGCTCTCCATTGAGCAATACGTTCATTAATACCAGCGTTCATATCAATGGGTTGAGGAAAACCTGGTTCAACAAAGTTAGGACAACCGACATAAGCTTCAAGACGATGACGACAATTACGATAAGCTTCAGTTACAATAGAAGTAAATGTTTTAACATCTACTTGTGTTCCATCAGTTTTACGAGTAGTAACTATACGGAAAGAATCGGTATAGAAACGATCAACTTCATCACCAGGAACAGGTTCTTCTTTATAACGGAATACGATCGTAGGAACTGGAATACCCGCATATTCATACGTGGAAGCGATTCCATTTTCATCTACTTTTGGAGTTTCGGTATCCTTAATCTCTACAGACACGAGATGAGCTTGACACAAATTGTTAAACTCTTCACGAGGTTTAAACTTCTTATCTTGGGTAACAACAACTTCACCAAAATTAATAACACCAACTTGACTTTTATTTACTTCACTCATTTTATAAATAATTTAAAGAGTAAAAAAAAGAGGAACCTTGTTAGTTCCTCCTTTTGTAAGATAGATTCCAAATTAATGGATTACTTATAGAAGATTAAATATCTTCATTTTCAGCTTTTGCTTCTTGAGCTACCTCAGCTTCTGCTGCTGGTGCATCCTCAACAGCTATCGGAGCATCATGCTTCTCTTCTGCCTCATCAGCTGCTTGTTCAGCTTCAACAGAAGGATCATACGGACGTTCGATAACTTGAGCATTAACACAAGCATAGATTCTTAACATAGAACCATCAGAGTTCGGATAGTCAATACCGGTATCAACAAGTTCATAATGAACTTCACGATTTGCAGTGTACTTAGTATAAGGTTTACCTTCAGAATCTTTCTTATCAATTCCGTAAGCATAACCAAGCTCAGCTAATTTATCAGCAGTGATAGCTTGCGCATCTACAGTATTCTGCAAGAATTGTGAATAACAAGCTGCATAAGAGCAGAATAATTTACGTCCAGTCCCTTTAGCTTTACCAACAGCAGCTAACGTCATCATATCATCAGTTTTCAATTTAGATACCATGATAAAGAACTTCTTATTAATATCGTTTTCACATTGATCAGCAGTCAAGACCATAGCTTTCATATAGTCACCTGTTTCAATGTTCAACATTTTAGAAGCAAGACCGTTAATACACATCTTATTGATGGAGATATTAACAACAAGCTCCGGACGAATTTCATCACTTACTTTAGCAGCTTTAGCTACAGTTCCAAAACGACCTTCATTGATACCAGCTTTCAAGAAATCAAAATTCATTTTTTCCATGACTTTAACTTTATTAATAGTTTATGTAAGATAGATGTTTGCAATACAATTACCACAAACGGTATTTAATTTTTAATAATTAGCGTTATCATCTGCTTCTACATATTGAATATCAACAGTATCATCATTAATTGACTTAACATCTTTAAGTTCAACATCACAATACATACCATTAAGAATATCATTAGCGCAGATACGTGCAGCAAGCATAATTGCCATTTTTCTCATAAGAGCGCGTGTATGTTTATCCCAATTATCTTTACCTTTAACATCCGCACCTGTTATAGAATGTTTACCCGATTTAAGACCTGCATCTATAGCTTCTTGAAGAGTATAAGAAATAGTAGTTTTCTTACCTTTTCTAATAAGTGAAACAGTAGTACGATAAGTGTCAATAACACGACTAACAGGAACCATACCCTTTTCAGCCATCGCAGCTCTAATATAATCATCATTATATTCATCTACATCAATATGACGATCAGGATTAAATTCAATAATAGGTTTATCAAGTTGTAAATTGAAATATTTATACACAGGAACAAAATCTTCATCAATATCAATGTCAATATGATGTTTATTAAGACATCCTTCAACAACATTAATACCTGTATAAACTTGTCTAGTACCACCACTTTCAAAACAGAAAATATTTTTTAGAGAAGCAGTAACACTAAGACCAAGAGTTTTACCTAACTCAACCTTTTGAATTGCATCAAGATTAAGATTACGACCATAAGCGAGAGAAGTCATAGGAGAAAGACCTAATTCTTGCCCAGTTAATAAACAAGTAACCATGTTATCAATGTTAATAACTTCAGTGGCAATTCCATCTTTAACAATATTTTCTTTAAATCTCGTGCCAAGATCAGTATTAATTAAACTTTCAGCAAAAGTTCTATATTCACCAAGAACAGCGAGATTACGAGTAATTACATCTTTATTTGCTTGTGCAATAGCATTAGTAGAATCAGCTTTAACTACACTTGCATTAGCACCGTCTTTCGTAGCATCATTTGCAATAACTTCTTCACTCATTTCGTTTGATTTGTTGTCTTTATTTTTCATTAGTAAAAGTAGATATTAATTTTGATATCAGCAACAATAGCTGTAACTAAATCAGCAAAAAATTAAAATTTAACATCTTTAATGCTGTTTGCCCACACAATATTAGTAGTAAAACTACGTTGTGCATCAACTAGCTTTTCTTTCTCTTTTGACGTTTTATAATCGTCCGAATTAAGTGTGAAATCTCGCATATAAAGCCATATTATTAAGGTAGGCTTATTTATATATGGTTGTTCGATTTTGTCGTCTGATATGGTCTTAAATGGCTTGCAATAGGGAGAGGTACATATAATAGTAGTAATACCTTCCGTATCAAAAACCGAATTAGCAATTTCATCAGTGGCAATAATTGAAACATCACCATGTTTTAAATGTTTAAGACATTCTTTACGAATACCAGCTTCACCAAATACTTTAGGTTCACCTTTCTTAGCACCACTAACATATAAATAAGGATTACCTTGAAAATCATAACATATTCTTGAAGATATACCTTTATACCAACACATACAATGATCTAAAGTTTCAACATAATTTGTAATAGAATGAGTCTTACTTAGAACAAGACCTTTACCTTTAATATTCTTAATAATAGCAGCAATAGCTTCTCGTTTATTAAGATTATTATTATATAATTCTAAACGCTTTTCTATAGCATCAGTAAATGCTTTAGTACGTGTAAGAATATTATCTGGATTCCAATACATTTCTACTTGTTTATTATAATCATTAGAAAGATCAAGATCTTTTTTCCAACCCATAATCTCTGCAACCATAGAACGTACTGTTTCACTATGAATATGCTCAACTTTATCTGTTAGATTATTCACATAATTAACACCTTGATGACAAGCTTTAATTAAAGCCATATCATCTTCAACCATATCCATTCTAAGATGAGTAAACTTTTTAAATTCGTAATTAACCATCTTAGCTTTACCTTTAAATATAGAAAGCATAGAACTAATTTGCTCAGTAAGCTGTTTATATAGTTCTTTTTCCTCATTAGTAAAATCAATTCCAATATTATATATAACATAAGGAGAAATCCAACCTTCTTCCAAAGCAACACCTTTAGTTATAATATCAACAACTGGAATACCAAGAGAAGTAAATACTTTTAACATATTCTCAGGAATCTTTTTAGTAGTAACAAATAAAAATCTATCAGCAGCTACTTTCTTCATTTTCTTGAAATAAGTATCTTTATCATGATAAACACTATTTGTACAATCAAGCATAATAAATGTATCACAATATAAAAGATCTTTACCTTTGTATTTAGTTGTAATACGTTGTATAAAACTATTAGCATCTTCAATTGTAATAGAAGACGAAGTTACATATTTACGAAGTGCATCCTTAATAGAATTATTAGAAACAATAATATGTACATAAGCTTCAACATCAGATTCATATTGTTGTAAATTTACATGTTGAATAACTTCACTAATCACAAGAGGAATATCAATACGTTCTGTATATTGAAATAAACCTTTATAACCAGATTGTTTCCATTTAAGAATACCTTGATAAATACGTTTATATTTTTCAGAAATATTATATTCTTTCATACATCTTAATTAACATCAGCTAATTTAATAGTTTCTGAAATAGCTCTAGCACACATTTCAATTTCATTACGATTATATAAATTATCAATATAATCAGTTAATAATTCATATAATCTATAACCAGCATCACCAAGAATACGACATAGATCAAAAACAATATGTTTACTCATTTGATTATGATCATAATCTTTAATGTCTTTACTATTAAAAGGATATTTAGCAAAAAAATCATCTAAAGCATCATGTAAATACATAACAGCTACAGCTTTATTAGCAGTAAACCTATTAGTATAAAATGCTTTATAAACTAAAGCCCTATCACGTTTCATATCTTACCAACCAAACAAATTATTACTATTGTTATTAATACCTTTACGTTCACCTTTACCTGTTTTGCCGTTACCATAAAGAATTTTATTAACTTCATTAATATAAAATCCAAAGTGAATATTATAATCATCTTTGTATTCATAATCATTAAACAAAGCTACTTTCTGTCCAGCAACAAGAGCTTTCTCATCAGTTATAACACAATCGCTAATATCTTCTCCATAAGCTATATTATCAGAATTTCGAACAATAGCTTTTGTTATAGCCCCACCACCAGATTTACAAATATAAAAACGATTATGTTTTTGACATTTAAGCCAAACAGGTTTACCATCTTTAATTGTCTTATAAATAGTTGTATATTTACTAGCAACTTTTTGACTAAAACAATAATCGTAAATAGCAGTTTTAGAAGTATTAATATAATTTTTAATAAATTCAGTTATATCAACACCATAAAGGAAATATTCTTTAAGAGCTTTCTTTACAACAGGATATTCATAACCTTTATTATATTCAGGTTCTTGAAGAAAATAACCTTTATATTTAATAAATTTATTTTCAATTGCAGCTTTAGAAGTATAAACATTACCTTTATTATCTATCCAACTACCGTTACGATTATAAGATTGCAAAGCATCATAGAAACCATATCTAACAGCAATGTAATCATTAACAGCACTTCTACAATACTTTTCAAATTTCTCAGTTTCAAGAGTAAGTTTACTATATTCTTCCCATTCTTTACAAATATGATCAAATGTGCCTTTACGATCAATAGGAAGTCTTATAAGCAAACCATCTGTATTAGCAGAAAGAACTTCAAATTTATTAAGTTCAAATGCTTCTATAAGATTACATAGTAATAATTGCAGATTAATCGTTACGGTATAAGTACACTCAGGATCATAAAGATAATCCATAGCATCATTTAAAGCACCATAAATACGATTAATCACAATCTTAAGAGCATCAGCTTCTAGCTTTCTTCCAGTATGTTTAGCTTCAACACGAGTTTCACGTAACCATTTAACAATG